CGGCGATGTTCCCTCTGGAAGGTCATTGCCACCCGCACCTGGGGCTAGCAATCCCTGCGGCTGGTCCGAAAGGTTGTAGATGTCACCAGCGTCCCGACTGTCATCCCCTCTTTCCCAGTAAGATATCGACTCTGGAGAGTCGAACGATGTCAGCGGAACCGAATAAGATGCCGGCGTGAAACTAGGATCTCCGAATGGCAGTGGGCTCCCGCTTGTTGTAGAAAAAATTTGCCTGTCATTATCATCTTCAACTTCGCTCGGCGTGATGCCAAGTATCCCATATAAAGAGTATCCACTGAAATCCAAATACAGCATCTCAGGCATGGGCAATCTCCCAGCTCTGACTTCCTTATGAATCAGTCTATACCATGGATCTCGGACGTTCGCACCAGAAGAGCCTCCCCCAGGAGCCATCAAAGACATTGGGCCATTCGGCCCGCTGCTACCACCCGTTGAATTTGTGGCTCCTTTTTGGATGCGAGTGAAGTACCTGTAGTTGCATGATTTCGTAGTATTTAAATAGAAGTTCAAATATGCATAGCGAGTGCTAATGTATCTGGCCCACTCGTCGTTGTTACGAGCCCCATCCATGTTGTAAATGTCGCGAGTATTGCTAGGAAAAAACAAGTCATCATTGCTTAGTCCCTCATTGTAAAAACCGACTACTCCCAGCAGCGTCTTGAATTTAAATTTGATATTTTGATAGCCCCTGACTCGTTCTTTTCTGGTGTCCATCGCGAAGTTTATTCCACGCAACATAGCTGCCTGAGATGCCCCACTCTTCTTTACAGCTGATGTTGATGAAAGCAGGTTCCTGTAGCGAGGGTACCCCATAAAACTCGCAGAAAACCGATCTAGTGGGTTGTGCGCATTCTTTGTAGGCATGGCCTCCATGATGAAGTCATCTTTGAATTGGCCAGGGAGTCTTTGGAGCGATGGGTCAGAACTTAGCGGATCTCCAAGGCCAAGAAGGAATTGCCTTTGTGGTTGCTGCAAAGAATAAAGCCCATTTGTCGACACTCCCTGCCCCTTGCCGTAAAACTGATGGGCGTCAAGGAACATTCTCGGCAAACCGATATATCCATTGGCATAAGCCTGCATATCCTGAAGCTGCCCAGAAGTCATTTTTGGAGCGACATTTGGGCATACCGTTAACTCTAAGCCGTAATTCGATATGTGCGCAAACTCTGGGGCATCTGCTCTGTCTTCATCTGTTGCCGTGTTTTCTGATGAGAGGTTTGGATCAACTCTTCTCGCAAATGAGTAAATTGAATTGTTCTCTTTGTTTGCTATGTGCCGATCATAGTAGTCTTCTTGGTATACCTGTTTTGAGGCTCCAAGTTCGTTTTTATTCGAGTTATACCTGTAATCGGTAATTCTCATTACGCCGACATAGGATCGATACTTGCCATCTTCCTGATTAGTTTGGCCTGATGGTCCTGAACTGGAGGGCTCGTTGGAATCCGGGCTTGGATGCGATGACTGCACAAGGCCTTCGTTTATGGAAGGATCATAGGAGCCGGGCCAAAAGAACTGTCGACATACGTCCTCCAAAGCATAGTAATGCCGACATTTTAGAACTGCCGTGTTCTGTATTCCTATGGGCCATCTTATATCAACAAACTTCTCGTCTTTCAGGTCAGGCGTAACGCCAACGCCTCTTGAAATTGATGCAGTGAAGAGTCCCTGCGGGTTTGCATTTGCATGTTCAACCAACGAGCTGAAATGAACGAGGAAGAATGAATCAGAATGTCTTTGCATTTGGCAAGGAAATGCAAACTGATTCATCTTTGGCTTGAGTGTCTCATTGAACTTGAACTGCTTGCTTTCCGGCACCTCAAATCCATGGCGTTTAGATACGACATTTATATCGCCATCTGAAATTCCACCGCAGTCATACTCTGTGATGTTGTGAGTCTCAAAGAACCATTCCTCAAATCCTTCTGGCGGCTCCAGTACCCTGGCGACGATAGGTATTTGGCCTATCCGCTCATCGGTCCATCGGAAAACGATTGGGTGGAAATAACGGTCGCGGTCGTACTCGAACGCTACGGGAACGCCCCCCGCACCGCCTGTTCCTCCCCCAGGGGCAATGGTCATGTCTCACCCTCTCTAGCAATTGCCGTCCAAGTCTTCGTCATATTCAATGTCAAAAGCAATTTGAATATCACCGCTCGACTTGTCTTTTGTGAAATGCCACTCAGCAGGACTAATTGGATCGTTTAGCAATCTAGTATTGTGTTGGTCATTGATTGGATTGTAAAAGCTCAAGGCTTTTAAAACATCAACCTTGGCCGCATGAATGCTATTGTTGCTTGTATGAAAGTATTCTGACTCTCTGGGGTCATCGAGCGAGTTCGGTGTAAAGACCGTCACGATAACTCGCGTCCTGACCGTGAGCTGTGAGTTTCCACCGCCATCCCAGGCCGCCTGATCTACTTGCGACTGTGGTGACGGTGTAATGTTGAAACAACGAATATCTGACGATGTGATCCTGTAAGATGGATCGTGAGTGATCTTGCACGTTGATTCTGTCGCATCGGGAATACATTCAATAAGACGATCTTTGATCGCCAAAAGAATGTCACCCATCTTAGAATATTGAAACACTGACATGATTAGCTACTTGTAATGAGAGTGTCAGCAAAGGTAGGTGATCCAGAATGTGCAATCTGCCGCCCTCGACTAGCGAGTCCATAAATCCTGTCAAACCATTGCTGCAATTCGCCAGAGTAATTATTTGCCACGGTCAATGTAACTGTATCATCCAAGTCGAACTGTGTTTCGCCCTTTACTAATGCATAGTATGGGCCGCCAGCATATAGCTGGCTGGCTCCACTTAGATGCAATGAATCGACCATGATTGTGCCTGCGGCATCAATTGGAGTTGAGCAGTCCATCCTAAAGAATTGATGGGCTGGCAATGTCTTGCCAGTCCTGAAGAATCCACCGAGATGATACCAGTCAGTGGTACCGATGGTCGTCAAATCAACACTGATTGCATTATTTGTCCCTTCCCGATCTTGCAAGATCGTTCCATCGGGAGCGTCGGTCAAACTTAACTGCAATGCTCCTGAAAATATGGATGACTGTGCTTTGACCATGGCATGAGCAAAGTAGACTGAGTCAGGGGAGAGGAAGACTTCCTGGGAGTATGTTGTGCCTTCAGATCCATCGCCAGCAATCTCAAGGCCTCGGCCTGAAGAAATGAAGTCTCCATCGGTAATTAACGCCGATATGGTGAATAAAGGAGTTCCACCTGTTGTGAAATCTCGAACGGAGATGCTGAAGTTTCTGTTTGTATTTGTGTGAGTAATCGTATGCGTGTAGTTAGGGGATGTCCCAGTCGAGCTGACTTCAACATTAGCGTAGCCTTCGACAGCACGAATTGCACTCTGCACCTGTGAGGCTGTTGCGTTGTATGCAAGTTTGGAAGTGATCAGTTCGGAAGTGCCATCTGCCTGCTTAAGCACGATCTCGTAGTACCCGCCTGTTGGCGTGCCGGATATTCCCAGGGTTTGACTTACAGGATCAGTAAGAGAACCTGTCGCGTCAGCGTCATAGGCAATCCAATTCGCAGGCTGGGTCGTGGCATCGGAGTCAGCATTCAGAAATGATGCATTAGACAGGGAAGAAGAAATTGCTGGATCGATAGGCGATAAGGCCAAGTTCAAGCCAGTTCCGCCAGGGTAATTGCCGTCCAACTTGCCATAAGCAATGTCGCCTTTCCCCGTTAAGGTAGCAGAATCATTTAGTTCGTTGATGCTTGTGCATGTTAGTAGTAGCGTCTCGTCGATCAAGAATTGGCTGACTTCGCCACGAGCGTTCTTGGTGTCGACAAAAAGTTTCCCGGTCCCCGTGTTTCCACCTCCATAGGTGACTGTCGCGGAGACCGTGCTGCTTTCAACCGTGCTGCCTGCCGCATCGAGCTGATCAAGGAATTCAGTGATGGCCTCATTAAACGAAACATTCTTACCGAGATCATCCTTGACTTTCTGAAGCATGAAAGCTTGCATTGGAGCGGAGATCAAGTTTGACACAAATCCGCCTGACTGACTTTGAATACTACGAAGGCGAGCGACCGTGCCATCGATAGTTTGCTTGACATCAAGGGTCTCTGAATCGAAGTCATCAATAAATGACTGAATGACTGTATCTTGGTCAGGCCCCAAGTTTTGCAAGATGTTCTTGGCACTGTAAACAGCATGGCCAAACTTGGTGAAGAATGTCGTAAAGTTGATCGCCATATTTCTTACCCTTGTCCATAAGGACTTTCACCGCCATTATTGTTCGTGGGAGTGTACCTAGCTCCAGATTTCCGGCTAACGCTCCCAACGTAATTTTCGATTTGTTGCTGAACGGCACTGCTCTGGCTTCCGGCACTGACAATAAATGGTGCGCTAGATATCCGCAAGTCTTCGAACCATTTCGGAGCCCTCGATAACACATAAGTTACACGAGAACCGCAATTGAACATCCGATGATTACCTGTGGCATCCAGCTCAACGCTGCTTGCGATGACTTGCAAGTCTTTGCACATATACATAATGCCAGTAACGGGATCGATCCAGCTCTGGTCTGTAGGTGTGACGGGCCATGCATCTACCCTGGAAGCATTCACTTCAATGACAACCTCGGCAGTCGAGCCTCTTGTGTAATGGGCAACGCTTGTTGCTAGCTGGCCATTCCCAAAAGCACCCTTTGGCACGCCTACGACAGGCCCCTTGGATGGAAACGTCGACAGTCCATTGTCAATTCGATAATTGGTTGTCAAATCATATCTGAAATATGGATTTTTGTTGTCAGTTTGTAGCTTTGAAAGAATGCCGTCATTGGTTGCGCTACGATACACACTATCCTCGATTCCATCGGCAGGGCCGCCGGGATCAACGATATAGTCGTATTGCCCTCTGTAATCTCTTTGCTTCCTCGCCCCCTGGTCTGTGTTTTGACCATGATTGGCAACTTGCTCTTCATTGTAGTTTTGAGGAATCTCAGATCGGTCTGCTGAGCTAAATTTGTTAAGTAAACCAGATTCTTGCCCATCTTTCGACCTGTCCATGCACGGATCTTGGAGTGCGCATCTTAAGATTCCACGCAAAGACCCATCATGTGGCTGCCAATAGCTTGCCTGTCTCCTGTCGTAATAGCGAATTCCATTCTTATGGCCAAGACTGTACGCAGCACTTGTTGCGCCCCAGTCTCCCGGTCCCAAAGGCATCGTGCCGGGTTCTGGATATCCTATTTCTCTCGTCGAGCTGTAGGACATGTCATTTGAAAAGACAGCTCGAACCAGTTTTCTGAAATTTGAAACACCATGATTGTCCTGCGTGGATCTTAGATTTTCTTCTTCCACGACAACAGAAAGACCCAGGGAAGCTTCGACGCGGTTATGCTTCATTGATTCGCTGATATTGAGCTGCTTGGTAAAAACATGGCCGCCAGCTACTTGCCTATGCCAATGCAGCTTAGCATCTAGCATTCGAATTAAGAGGTGAATCAAATGCTCTTTTGTGGGGAATAGTGCCTTGCCACCGGACCAAACTTCCATTTCTCTGGGTATTGGTGCCTCTAACATAATCTGAGAAGATATATCGACAGCACCCACCAACTGAGGCCCAAAGGTTACTCGGGTTTGCCCTTCCCAGTTCGATGCTGGATATGGCGGGTGAGCATACGCTTCAACGTCAATCACCTCAAAGTCTGCTGCAAGGCCATCTTCCTGCTCGCGAATCGAAATATGCTCTCGCCTGAAGCCCCATTCTATAGGTGGAAGGACGAGGCTTCTTAAGGTTAACGCATTAATCCTTTCCCTATCGTAGAGTTCAATGCGACCTCTCAGTAGCCTTCGTGTTCCCCATGTCGCACCATCAATATCATCGGCATACCACCACCGGAGGCTTTTGACATCTTGATTGTCATATTGGCGAGTGTATTCTGGGCCATAACAATTCTGATACACAAACTTTGCAGTAACCTCAATATGAGCTGAAGTGTCGCTAATAACTTTCACGACTTGGCATTCAAGCTTCGGCGTCTGGTCAATTGCAATTCCAGTATATGCACTATCCTCCAAATATATATCCGCAGTACTATTTAAAGTGTCTGTGCGGGAGACCACGTTGTAAATGATGGTGTCGCCAATAGAAAATTGAAGATTCCCTCTAGGAGTGGAGAGTGCATTTAATACAGTCTCAAGATTCCCGAGCATTCTATCGTCGGCGTTGCTACCGGAAGTCGACCGTCCCTTTTCTGCTTCATCATAGTCTTCAAGAACGCCAAACTGGCTGTAACCTAATGTCGAAACTCCAGTAGCGTAGTTTCCAACACTCCAACTTCCCCCATTAGCTTGAGCGGCGGTTCTCGCGCGAAAGTCGTCCCCTGAACCAAATCCATGCGCAATCCCAGAAAAGCGAATCTCCACTTCTCGGGCCAACATATCAGCACCAGTCTTTTCATAGACCGGAGTCACATTGATCATCTTGGTCAAGCAATTGCTTACGCAGACAGTGAACATCTGCTGATCGCCGTCAGCTCCAATATAATTATTCGGCATCGGCACCGTGTAAACAAAAGTGGTTCCTCTTGTTTTCGTAGACACAGGTCCATCTATTGTCATTTTCTTAAAACCTTAGTGTCTTAAGGATTTCTACGATTCGGTTGGTTAAACTGAAAAACATAGTCTGTACCATGAGCGTTGTTTTGACCACCAATGTGAAGCAGGCTTCGAATCATGTTTTGAGCATGAAGGGCCTTTTCTTCATTCATCTTTGCGAGTTCTTCTTGCGTTTTTTTATAATCTTCTTCGCTGTTTTTGCGGATGTAAAGATCAATTGCAAATAGCAATGGACTTACTGCGCCAGTGAGGCTGCTCAATGCACTTACACCGCCGGCAGCACCTGAGGCGACTTTGACTAGCTCAGATAATGCATCCATCATGGCTGCTTGTATGCTCAACGCACTTTTAATCGTATCCCACGGCACGGCTCTTAACATCAACTCAATGATTTCGATTAGGGCTTCAGCTGCTCTTTGAGCAATAGGGATGAAGGGCTCTAGGCCTTTTGCTACATCCTCAATGAGAGGAATGAGTTTTTGAATTAATCCTGATGTGACATTGAAAACTTCATCGCGTATCGGCTGAAGAGTATCTTTTAATCCCTCCAGTGATCTTGCAAGCTCAAGAGCTTGCGGCCCAGTCCTTTGGGCACTTTCCATTTGCCGCTCGATTTGCCCTACAGTCATTTCTGCTTGAGCAATGGCATACTCTGGGCTGTACTTGACTAATTCTTTCCTAGAATTTAGAAGCGCTTCCCCGAATTTTTCCAGTTTTTGTGGAGCTGTTGTCAAATGCTCCATGAATGTCGCAAAGTTCGAGACGTTCGGAACAGTTAGAACATTGACAAAACTTTGCAACCCAGCAGTTGCTTCACCGATGGTCGCAGAAAAAACTTCACCTTCGACCCCTCCCGCTAGATTAGCAGCAAGGCCAGTTTGCATTCTGACTGTCGTAAGGGCTTCGCGACTAGCCATTCTGGCTGGAAATGTAGCCGCCGCTGTCTGCATGGTGAAAGGCAAAAATCCTACATCAGCAAGACCACCCATCAATTTCTGTTTGGGCAATGGAGCTTGTGAAGCAACTTGGGGTTGACTATAGGCAAAGGTCGTTGCCGCAGAGGAAACCGCCTGGGAAATTAAACTTTTAACTTCCTGCCCAGTGAACTGCGCGGCAGCAGACCCGGCAGCGCCCTGAAATGATGAGGCCATAGATCCGAGGAAAGGCCCAATGTTTATAGCCATGTCTTATCGAGCCTCTTCCTTCGAACGACTGTATCTTTCCCACAAGGCATTGGCCTCTTCTGGGCTAGATGCCATGTGATCAAAGTATTCCCTTGTTGGCCCACCAAGGGCCCATGAAGCACCTAAGCGGACGGGCTCGGCTCTTCTGCTTTCGATTCTTCGGTAATGGAGTCGGAGTCCAAGTCGGGTTTCTGGATGTGGATCTGCTCCGAGGATTCCTCCACCGAGGATTGCCACCTCGTCGGAAAGACGGACAGTTTTTTTTTGACATCATTGATCCATGTGATGAACTCTTCAGCAAGAACCCATCGCTCAGCCAAGGTCAATCCTGTGCCGTCTTTGCCCAAAGGCTTGACATCAAATGCTCGATCAATGACTTCGACAAGGTTGGAGTAACAAGCTCGACGCTGATCTGCATCTTTGATCTGATTCATGTCCTGCCATTCACCAATAAAGTCAATGTCAGGATCATTCAACAGCTTATCGAAAATCAAAGATGGGTCAGCCGTTACAGCCTTTTCTCCATCAAAGTAGCTAAACACATAACCTTCTCGATCATAATTTAACGCAGTCATCTTCCCCTCCGGTGATTTCTGTTAGTAAGTAGGATAAGTAGAAGTGTAAAGAGTGTTTCTAGTGATAAGGGATGAGGTTGTGTGATTCATGTGGGCTTCGACTTGCAAGTCATAAGATGAATATCTCGTTCCCTGTGCGACAGCACCACCGTTGCGAACAAAACAATACTCAAAAAGAATTTCTTTGTAATCACTCTCAAGCTTAAGCTGGAACATAAAGTTGTTTTGCCTGATAAATGCACCAAGCAAAGGCATTTGCCCTCGATCCTTAATTAGATATTCGTATGGCTCTCCGGCTGCTGGAGAGTCGTCCGCTGCCGTTGTCCATGTGGTGCCATCAATCATCTTGTCCAACTCAAGTATTTCAAACTTAGTCAGGCTTAGCTGAATGTTCGCAATAGCACCAAGCATCTGAACATCAGCAGGAACGCCCTCAGGGCCACCCCAGTCATCGCTAGGCACATCAAGCACCGATGGCGTAATAATCAACGGGATTGCTTCTCGGTTGATCCCAATGTTTGTGAAGTCAGCGTCCAATGCGCCTGTCTCGGGATTTCGCTTTTTAATTTTTACAGTCGCTGGACCCGCAAAAAAATGTTGTATAGCCATACTATGGATTCCTGTCTATGTTTTTGTTTGATGGATACCAACGACCCCGTCCTGCTTGAGACCACATAGTAGTAGCCTGAGTCGCCTTGACGCCGACATTGTTTGGCTTACCAGCTTCGCTCGATGAACCCAAGACCAGTATTTCAGTGCCATCCCTTAGCATTTTAAGTATGGAGTCAGACTCGGCCTGGGCCTGTCTCCTTGAACCTTCAGATGAATCATCCCATGGCTTCCTCTGCCATAGTAACCAATAGGCTACGCGACAGATGATATCAACAAGATATTCATATGATTGTTTATTATATGCGACACTCGTCGAATCGCCCAACGACTCAAGTTGATCAATCGTATAACGGTCAGACTGCACTAGGCTTGCCATGACCTTGCCTGTTGCCGTATTCAATATCGCAGTCAACTTCGCATTGCCATCAAGATCTAGCACCCGGTTCCCATCATCAGCTAAAAGGTCACCTAGCAAACCGGGAGAATACCGGATGACCATGTCACTTGCATTGACAAAGGTAATGCTAGTTCCAGATCCAGTTGTTGGTGTCGCCATGTTGCAACCTTATTAAAAAGGGCCGGGGCGGAGCTACCGCCCCAGCCTGCACCACCGAGAGGGGAAGTGATGCGAAAACGATTAGGCAGTCAGCACATTGTTGATGTAAACACCAGCAAGCGGAGCCACCATTCGAATATCGAAGTCATCGATCACGCGACCAACGTGTCTCTTGTTGTCCTGATCATGCTTGGATTCAACCAGCATTTCAGTTTTCAAGAATACTTGGAAGGTGGAGAAAGAAGGCGAACCTTCAACACCAACCAACCCGCCTGGGCGACTGACGGCCAAGATGACTCCATCATCCATAGCGTAAGATCGAGCAGCAGTTGCACCCTTGATCGAGGTCACTTTGACTGCGTCTTCGCAGACGATCTTGTAGCCAAAGAGCTGATTAGGTAGACCCCAGTTGGTGTCAGGACCAATCTGCTTGTCAATGATCTGTTGCGCGAATGGCGACTGGATCAAAGTCTCACGAAGCTCTGGGGCAACCGACAATCGTCGAGCCGTCAGAGGATTCATGACGAAGCAGATGTCGCTTTGCTGAACAGCACCAAGCGTTCGCTGATAAATTTGCTCAGCAGCATAATCAAACGTCCGCTTGATGAATGCTTCGCTAGTTGTCGAGACATCTAGCTTGTCAGTGACATTCAAGTCAGCTGGAGGGGAAGCAACGTCTACCGTTACGTCATAGTTCGAGCTGTTCTGAGCAACAGACAAAGCTTTGACGGTTCGGAAAGTCATCATGCGTTGGGCATGAATGCGAGCATGTTGGGCCAAAACGTCCCAGCTTGCTTGCTCAGCAGCCATTTCGCCAAGCTCAAATCCAGAGACATAACGCTCTGTGACATAAGGCTTGAACTCAAATGACTCAGCACCAAAGCTCTGACGAGGAGCTTCGTTGCCATCTGCCCATCGCATGTCATCACCATCCGTGTTGACAATACGACCAGCCTGCTCCACCGTCATTTCGGTGAAGAAGCCTTTGTTCTTTTCAACCTTCAAGTATTGGCACCATTCCGCCAACTTGAAACGATCAGGGTTGCGGGAAAAGTCCGCAATCAAATTGTCGGTCGCTTCCGTACTTGGAATGTAAGTATTGAATTGACCGGGAAAAGCAGCAGCCATGTTATTAAACTCCGTTTCTCAAATGTTCATCCATGGAAATTAGTCAAGATCAATAGGATCAATGACTAATGCTCGAACCTTCTCACCCAACGCACCAGCGTCTTCGAAAACTCGAAGAACGGCACGTTCGCCAGTCGTTGCAGCTACGGCTCGACCGTTGGCATCTGCGGTGCAAAGAGCAGGAGCGGTAATCGAAGCACCTGCTTCAACCAAGCAAACCTGACCAGGGCCATAGTATTGAACCGGATCGCCCGATTCTGCATGGTTGGTGCTTGCACCAGAAAGACCCGGAGCATCTTTCGTGCTTTCAGCGGACACTCCTAGCAAGTCATCATCATCTGTGGCACCAGCTTGGGTCACAGTGAAGGCATCGCTAAGAGCAATGATTCGGCTAGGTGCAATGTTCCCACCAGCCTTGAAGGAAAAGGTATCAGCCATCGTGTATCTCCTTAGTTGTGGCTAGACCTACAAGGCCCCGTTTACTTCAGGTCTTCTACGGTGGGGCACACTTCCGTATCGTTTTCAATCATCCAATTGAGAACGGACTTATAATCGACGCCTTTGGCTCCCTGGGAACGCAAAGCGATAGTTGCTTGTTGTGCAGACTTGCTGTACTTGACGCTCTTCTGCTCAACAGGAGTAATGACCTCTGACTTCTCAACAGGTACAACTTGTCCACTCGGGGACTTCGTGTACTTGCTGGGGATGCGGTCATTCAAATGTTCTTCTCGAAGATCGTCGTTCAGCTGCATGCAAAACTCAAGCTCTTGCTCTTTATCAAAGACATAGCCTTCGGCTTCAAGCAAGGAGAGGCGGTCAGCAATCTTGTGATACTTCTCGCTTCGTCGAGCTTCCGTCAGCTGATCCTTAGCTTCAACAAGCTCAGATTGGAGCTTCGAATATTGCTGCTGAAGTTTGGAAAACTTGTCAGCCTGCTCATCAAGTTGCTTTCTGAACTTATCAGCCTCGCTGCCTTCTGAAGCTTTGCTGTAGTTTTCTTTCATGTTCTTCTCACATTCATTGCATTTGGCGTAAGCGTCTTTCTCTTCCTTGCTCGGCATGTCACTCTTCATGTACATGCCCATAGCATTCCGATCAGCTTCATCCATGGATGCCATGTATTGAGATGCACCTTTGTGGTCAGCATCTTTTCCATATAAGTTGTGCTTCTCTGCCATCTTTGCGAACATTTCTTTTCCGTATTCGCATTTGGCATTCCGCTCAACTTCGTCTTCATCTTCGTCCCCAGGTTCTTCCCGCAAGACCTCATCTTCAGGCTCTTCCTGAAGTTCATCTTCAGGCTCTTCCTCAGGCATTTCCTCCTGATCCATGTCATCAATCATTTCATCAGAGGCCTCGTCGTAACCAAGCATCTTTGGCAGTTCTTCCTGCACAATGTCGATGATGGTCGGCTTGAGGCCTTCGATAATCTGAGTGACTGACTGTTGGTCAAGTGCCATGTCAGTTCCTCCATTTAATAAAGAATCCAACCCAGGACCATCCTCGGTTTCTTCGTATTTTGCATATTGGCCTTCCTTGGACATTTTTGGCCTGCTCTTGGGAGGAAGCTTAAAGACTCGCGGGCCTTTCTTTCGCATCTTCTCCAATGGCTCGCCTTCGTGATCGTCAGTGCCAAACACAGTGTCGTCTGACAATAGAAACATCTTCTGGTCAGCAAATGGGCGATCTTTGAGTGGCTTGAAGTCCGGGTCACTCCTTTTCGGAACGCTACCATCTTCTCTGACAATGTGAGGTCCAAAGTTTACCCAGCTATTTTGACCGCGAGTCTCTGTGGTCACGGCCCTTCGGGCTTCAGGTGAGAACATGCGACTATGCAGTTGCCATGCGTTCTCCTCACCGACAGGTCCGAATGCATTGCCCAGTTCCGAATGGCCAAAGAAGTCATGCACCGCCCTAAAGGTGTCATTCAATAGCATGGGTTTGCCATTGGCATCCTTAAACCCAGAGTCTTGCAGCAGCGGGTTGATCTTTCTTTCCTCATCGGTAATTGGCTCTTCGCCAAAACCATCTTCGGTAGGAAAGATCCAGAGGTGCTTGTTCTGATTTAGATCATCAATCAACGCCTGCGAATTGGGGTAAGGCTCCGCACCTTCTGGGTACATCTCAACCTTATAGCCAGCATCAGTCAAAGCTTGCATTTGTTTGGCAGATTCATCTGCCATGGCCTGATAAGCTCTCATGACCTTAGGGTCAGAAGGGTCATGCTTCCCTGAGATATATTCTGCGGCAATTCGCTTTGAAATTGATGGATCAAGTTTCGAGATCTGTCGAGGAGCGTGAGCGTCACCAATGAGATCACGATTCGCTTCAATATATTTTCTTGCGATCTCAGCTGTTGCAGCATGAGGTTCATTGAAAGCTCGGCGCCCAGCTTCCGCATACTTCTGAGATTGTTCAGCCTTAGGGCGGTAGCCCCACTTATGAGCATGCGTATATCCCTCACCACCAAGCTCTTCATGAGAAAGCATTCCCATCTCCTTTGCATATTTCTGCAAGCTTTCAATCATGCCTGCATGCTTCTTGCTATTTTTAGACTTCTTAGGATGCCCCTTCGGCAGCAGGTCGTTGTCTTGCTTGTAATTGGAGTTACTGGGCTTGCCAGTGCGAAGCAATGTTAGGAATGCATTCACTCTTGCCATGGCCCATCCATGCCTAGACATTTTGGGATGATGGCTGCTGCTGTACGCTCCAGCACCTCTGCGATAAACACTTTTCAATGCACCCAAAGTTGCATTGGAGCCTTTGCCTTTCTTATTATGCTCCTGCATCTTTTTCTTCAGGCTGGCTTCGGTCTTGTCGCTTATCTCAATTTTAGTATTGGCTTTGGACGCAGATCCTTTGGGATTCTTGTCGCTACCCTTGACCTGATCCTTTTTAGGAGCAGGAGTTCGCCTTGGATCTTTTGGTCCCGGCTTGTCATACTGTTCCTTATTAAACTTATGAAGGGTTCCTGACTCCTCTGCTATCCTAGAAAAACCCTTGCCGTCTGGATCATCCGGATAAGCCACATAGCCGTCAGAGTCCTTTTGAGGTAGGTACTCAACGCCAGTTGCATAGACACGATCATTGAACAGGGTAGCTTCCTTCGCACCCTTGACCGCATGTGAATTGAGATCAACAAAGTGATGATCCGTCATCGGATTAAATCTAATCTCTTGGATATCACCCGCATTTCTTTCAAGGAAGTCCTTAAACTTTTCAGGATTGCTATGCTCATAGCTTCCTCTAGCAGATGCCATGGGTTTCTTATTAGTAACTCCCTTGGCTATATCTGATCTGGACAGTTCATGGACAACAAAATCAACATCGCTAAGGTGAACCAGAGGGTGATTGCCCCAGCTTGTACTGTGTAGCTCACTTATATTCTTTTTAATCTGCTCGTCAGTTTCCCCAGCACCTATCAAATCAGCACTGCCACCCTTAACTGCTGAATGAATTGTCTGAGGAGTTACACCCATCCTGTCAGCTTTTACACTTTCAAGAAGCTCTTGGTAATTTTCTTCACCAAGGTTTTTCCTAAGCCAATTGGCGTGGCTTTCATGCAGGTTTCTTCTAACAGCAACTCTATCTCCCGGTTGAACTCCTCTTCCCTTTTTCTTTGCCTCTTTGGGAAGTTCACCTTCTTTAAGAGTCGCATCAACCGGGTAAGCATCAGCGAATGCTTTGACCATTTCATAGGTATGATTGCGAATATCTCTTGAATTTGGTTCTTTGCCTTCTGGGACGATTGGAGCTTTAACTCTCTTGCTGTCTCCAAATGCTGCTCTTCTCTCTTTTACCGAAGGCTTTTTTGCACTCTTCTCAACCTCGCCCGGCACATAGGTATTCCCGCCACCAGCAACGGAAGAGTACATATAAGACTCCTCCCCTGCCGCAGACTTGCTGTAGACCAAGCCTAAGTCTTGCCTGGGGGTTTCAGCACCAAGCACCGCAATAGGGTCGATGTAGCGATTCTCAGGTTTATCTTCAGGCCAGATCTCAACGCTGCGGCGAGGATGGTCCCGAAAGTATCCATGCTTATCCTTGCGGATCTTGAACGTCGCATAGATGCACCACTTGGGCTGCTTCTTACCAAACTTCTCTACACGAAAGTTTTCAGCAAACCCAATGATTGGCGGGTCTTTGGATGGATCATTGTCTGATGGAGTATGCCAACCAACGATAGGACAGAAATCACCAGTTTCCTCGATCCTGTCGTTATTGTTGTCAGCAATGGCTTCAAGCAATTCCTTGGTGTATTCAGTACCATCTGACCCAGTATGCTCCTTAAAAATAGGAACACTATGGTAAACAGCAAGGATTTCGCCTGTCACATTGTCTTTTTCGTACTTCCAACTCTTCATATGCAATCATCCATGAAAGCGAAATTTAGTTGAAAATTATACAGTCATCTTCATTTAGCGACGAATCAGGCAATGTCAATCAGAAAAAGACACATATAAATAGTCCACAACAACCCCTCCGGTTGTGACACACCTGATCTTTAGCTTGTAAGACTTGTCTGTTGATGAAGATGTAAGAATAGAAAATTGAATAGCCTTATTCGCAGCAACAGCCGTTTGAGAACATGGAGGCGTATAACCAACTGCATCCACAGCGACAGCCGTGATGGACAAATCGCCAGTTGAAGATCCATTATCTGTAACATCAGTGACAGTGACCGAGGCTATGGTTTCTGATACCTCCAATGCATCTGTCATGTCATGATGAACTAACCTTGTGCTGCCAAGCGTAAGGCTCGCTGTTGCATATCTTTTAAGTGACATTATTTGCTTGCCTTTGTGTAAGTATCGGAAGCACTCAAATAAGTGGAAGTGAACGGCGGTTTCTGATAAGTCTTAGTAAAAACCCCAGAAGTAGCAGAATCCCCACCGCCGAACCAGCCAAAGACCCATTCAAATACCCACATCAGTCAACTCCAATCACAGGCTGGGCGGATGCATCAAGAGTTAATGTTTTAGTCACATGTGTCGTAGTGGAATCGCTTCGCTTAATCGTCCATGTAGTCCCAGATCGTACTGATTCAAGGATACATAGCACAATCGTTCCAAGCGTATGCTCATCAAGACTAGCTTCCACATTGCTAACATTGCGACTGAGTATGGAATCTGAGATAGATGCCAGACTATGAACATGCTCAGGCAATATGACAAACTCATCGCCACTAGTAGGTGGAGAGGTGAATGCTTCATCCAGTACAACTCTTCCGTCAGTCTGGAAGTTTCGATTGATAGGTCGTGACTCACCCTCCAATGCCCCTGACACAAACAGCAGAATCTGCTCATCAAAAGCATCGTCCACATAGGTCAAGTCTGTATGAAACTCTGTTGTGGTCGGCGTTCCTGTGCCAGCAACACTTCCCTCAATGGTCAAGTTGCTTTTGCGGATGATGTCCATGAGCTTGCCGAAGGTGCCTGCCGAGTTGTAACTCGCATAGGCAGCATTCCAAACCGCCGCTGCAACATCACTCGATGACAGGTTGTTGAGATCAGAGACTTCGGCACTAGTTGCCAATGAACTCACATCTGCCTTAAATGCATCTTCGTTACTATCTGCTACAAACTCAGCATAGATCTGTGCCTCTGTTGGAGGCGTTGTAGTATTGGCACCATCCGTCCCTCGCATGGCATCACCATTCAAACCAGTCACATCCTCGGTGATCTCAGCAAGGTTGTCTGTGCTAGTCCACCCAGCACCTTTAACATCTGTCAGATGATTGATGATCGTCGTCTGGTTGGATGCTGTTGCATCACTAGCCCCAGTCAATGCGTTCGCATCGACTTGATTAGCTACGGTAAATGTCAACTGATCGGTTTTCGCTTTGATCTGGCCTACTTCAGTATCAATCGTGTTAACCGATGTTTGCGTTGCAGCATTATCAGTACCACGCATGTCAGAGTTCGTAGTAGTCACATCGACCGTATCGACATTAACAACTGCACCACTGAGAGTCGTAATCGGTCCTGCCGATACAATGTCTGTAGCTGCAATGTTCTCCAGTGCATCGAGTGTTGTTAGTGATCCACTGATGAAGTAACCCGACTTATCCGTAACAGTTCCAGCAGTCACAGACGCAACAACAGATCCAACAGATCCACTGACTGATCCCACCGTTGTGACATTGGCAACTGTATCAGCAGCAGGATCAAACGTACTAAAACCAGTCGCCTTGAAATCTGCTACGCCGCTAACTGCTGTTTGCTGTACTTCCAGAATATCGCTGGGCGTTGGTTCTGTAACAATCGAAACTGTACGAGTTGCAAAATCACTGGTAGATGCAATGAACTCGATGATAACCTCATCCGCATTCATCATTGAACTAGTCAATGCAACAGTGAACGGTCCAGTGCTTGGCGTTGGAAACGTCGGCAATGGAGTCAAGGACACAGCAGCACCCAACGTTGAACCGTTTCGTAGACGATACGTCACCTCTCCACTTGCAAATGGGCCAGTGAAGAACGCAGTAGGGTCGCTGCTCTTTGGCAGGGCGTAGTTAAAAGTAAACGCCTGATTTTTATATGCTCCAGAGGTAGCCAATGTTATTTCTCCTTAGCCTAAACGCTGCAAGAAGGCAGCGGAGTAATATGCGTAAACTAAACTGTCGGTAGCCAATCCGACCCAAGGATCATCATACAGTGTTTGAACTTCTGCGGCTGATAAGGCTCGACTGTAGACTCTGACGTTTTGGAACATTGCATCCATATTACGGTTGTTGTCATAATACCTACCGCCTAGCGTAAGCATTCCTACGGAAGACTCTCCGCTTGTGTACCCGTCGCCATTAGTTGACGAGGTCGCAGTCTGAACCACACCGTCCAAATAGACATCAAGGTTGGAGGCAAGCGTGTAATCGGTCCCCGAAGATACAAAAACCAAATGAGCCCATCGGTTGAGAATGTTAGTAGCTAATCCGCTGTACATCTTGCCCGTGGCGTTCACAACGGTCAGATCCCGAATCTTAAATTCCAAACTTCCATTGACGTTTGTCCATGCAAAGAACATGGCGTCTGAGTCTGCCTTGTTGAACCAATACTGTTGCAGGGAGTCGTCCCGCAGGTAACACCACATACTGACTGTCAACGGGTTTGAGTGTGCTTCGTAATCCCCAAGCGTTGACAGGTCAAACCTATCATCCACCCCATCAAGGTTCGCAGCCCGTACCGTATCAGTAAACTGCCGTTGCACACCACCATTAGCTACGCCGTGGTAGTCATTGCCACTGATATCATAAGCCAGCGTATCCTGTGGCCCATACTCAGTGAGAGGCCACCAGCCAACGAGGTTGGTTGTCAGGCTGCTGGATGTGTCGAGGTCTTTAGCCGTGGGTGATGGTTCAATCGCTCGGTCAGTGCCTGCCCAAGGATCTTGGTAGAGGCGGGATACCTCTGCCGCTGACAGGGCTCGGTTATAGACTCTGACGTTTTGGATATTGCCATCGAAAGTGTACGAATTTGATGAGTGTGAACCAATCGCATAGTACAAAGGGTCAGTGTCTGGGAACCCGTCTCCAGTGTTGTTAGATGTATTAGTTACATTCTCCCCGTCTAAATACACCTTGCACCCACCACCAGTTGGATCAACCACCGCGACTAGATGCTGCCAAATATTGGTTGCAACAATACCTGTGTTAGACTGCGCAAACGTCGTAAAGCTATCGCCATCGTCGTCACGACCACCAGTTTGAACACTTCCGCTGTTCACCACAAGGTTTATACGAGTGAATTGGGTTCCTGTGTTATTCGACTCATAATAAACCATCGTGTTAGTGCTAACGACATCTGGCTTAACCCAAGCAGAAATAGTCATCGCGGTTTGATTACGCGAAAGTCCATTACTCAGAACAAACCTATCATCTACCCCATCAAAACTAGCACTCAGTCCCTTATCATCAGCTGACCACGTAACGCCACCACTTTCAGTCCCGTCATTCCCATTCCCGCTCAAATCTACAGCCGTCGTATCGTTGTCAGACAAGGGCCAGAAGCCCTGTAATCCTGTGTTGATACTATCTGCGGTGTCAACTGTGAGATACTGCGGTGGTGCTGACTTCGCTGTCACTACGCCTGCCCAGGGCTCGTTATAGAGGGCTTCTACTTCGGTAGCTGATAAGACTCGGTTATAGGCACGAACATTTTGAATTTCACCATCAAACGATTTACTAGAACTGTACCCTCTGTCTCCTATTTCCAGCGGTGACGATGTTCCAAAACTGAGTGTGGTACTCCCACCTGCCGTTACGGATAACTGTTTCCCGTCAACAAACATTTTTATGTCTGATGTTGTACCGTTTCCTGGTTTCGTCCAGGTTACGACATGCCATTCTCCGTCATTTAAACCACTCCCTCCAGATACGGTATTGCCACTATGATTTCGTGACCAAAGCACTCCACCCTCAACATTAAGCTCAAACACTTGCCCCGCGGCAGATGTCCCCCATGTCACAATGTTGCCAGCGCCACCGGATGTCGTTTTAAACCAAGCACTCACCGACAACTCGCCTGCCCCGGAAACGGGGACATACGACGATGCGATAAACGATGCGGTTGATGAGTTAGGAAAAACACCAACTGTACCAATACTAGATTCGCCCCAGTTAGGGTTTGTTGATGTTAGGTCTGCGGTCCCCGTTAAGTCCTTCGCTACCGTCCCACTGCCCTCAGACAAAGGCCAGTATCCTACGAGGCCAGACGACAGGCTGTGATTAGGATCTACACCCATGGCGATTGGCGTGTCGGGCGTTAGGTTCTGGGCTACGTAGTCGGTGCCTGTCCACGGTACAGAATAGAGTTCTGCGACTTCGGTGGCGGTTAGGGCTCGGTTGTAGATTCTGACGTTTTGGATCTCGCCAAGAAGCTGCCTCGTTGAGTCAGTTGCAGCCTGTGTCTGACCAATATAAAAATCATTGGCCCCAGCACTCGAACTAGATAGCCCCGAAATAGCCACCTGGTTTTCTAGTACGCCGTCAACGTAGATATAAAGGTTTGTGGCATCAGCAACACCACAGATATGATGCCAATTGTCATCCCCAATAGTTGTGGTTGAATCCGCATTGATAGAGCTAGTCCCATCGTAGGCAGCGACACGGCATTTCCCTGTCGTAGCCACAGTCCAGAGGTCGAGTGGATACTCACTGCCTGCACCTGTCGTTCCACCTCTAGCTGAAACGAATCTCTGCGTGTGCGTTTCCGTACCACATTTAACCCACCCTGAGATTGATAGTTCTTGGCTTCTGATGTCATAGGAACCACTTAAATTTGTGTCTACATATTCACCAGTGGCATCTAGTTCTACAGCCGAACCCTTGGTGGAACTAACCCACGCAGCAGTACTCACAAGCGTCCCGTCATTACCACCCGTTGACAGGTCTGTTGCATTCGTACTAGTTCCATCCGTCAAGGGCCAGAACCCCACCAACCCACTGTTAATCGACGCAGTGGCATCGACGGTGATACTCGCTGGGACTGGTGGGTTGTTAGGGTAGCTCATTTACAATCTCTTAAAAGCTTCGTCTAGGAGGTAGAAAACGTCAGGGGTGATACAACCAACCGGGTCTGTGCCTGTCTCAGTAATCGTGAAACCATTCAGGTCAATCATACTGTTACAGTCATGCACATACTCAGTGGTTAAGTTGCTATCTAGCGTCAGAGTCCCAACAGCATCATCCGCGATTATGATTGGTGGAAATGTATTTCCTCTAGGCGAGAACGTGCTATTAGAAGAGAGATTGAAGGTCAGCTTTGAACTGCCCACGTTTATGTTGTAGGTATCTGTGCCGTGGGCTGAAACATCTCGAAAGTGTGTCTCGACAGTAAGCTGCGTGCTGTTTGTTGAAAAATCGAGGGTCGTTCGAGAACTGCTATACCTTGGCTCAAGTCGTACTTCTTTAACGTGCATAGCCGCCGGAAAAACATAAGTCCATCTGCCATTTACGGTTGTTAGGTAATTTAACTGAAGGCTTACACCTGTTGCAGTCGCCCACCCTGCTCCAGCAAAAGTGAGGGATGCAGTCGAAGAGGGGTTTGATCTATATGTAGTAAAAGCAGTGTCCCCAACGGAAGCACCTGCTTCTAGGGTACAAACGGGGTTACTTGTCGTCTGGATTCTGATGTACCTACTAGTAGTATTTGTAAGCGATCCTGTAGAACGAATAGTAACATCGCCAAATACCTCTAAGCCCCCACCACCGCCAAAATAAAATTCACCATAACAATCGAAACTTTTGACATCTTGTTTCCCGGTAAACGTATATATGCATCTCGCACCACTAGCAACTTCTAAATTTGGCCCAGTGTCTTGCTGGGCATTTGAAAGGCTCAAGGCACCGCTGAGGGTTGTAAACCTTAATGTAGCTGTCTGCCCATATAAATTGCCGTCACGACAACTGAAACTTCCACCGACGTTAAACGTGCCTGTTCCCATATACAGAGTAGCACCGGATCGCCCCCACAAATTTCCAGCGGTTGTCACATCATAAGTGACGCAATCAATGGTTCCGCCATAGGCAGAGGTAGGATACGTCCATGAGTTGACATTGACATTCTGGTCAAGCGTGCAGTTGTAGCTCGCAGAGTTTGTGTCAAATATTGCATCGTCGGAAACACCGGGAACAGAAGCACCGCCAGTACCACCGCTAGTGGTAGACCAGTTGGACGTATCTGACCAGTTGTTTGTTGAACCGCCGTTGACCCAATACCGATTAGCCATTACTTCAGCCTCTCGATGCGAGCGTCAGATGCGAGTGTTGCACCGCCGCCTGTTGCACTGCCACCAACCACACCAATCGGCTGGTTGGATGAGACAGATGTTGTGTCAATTGTAAACTCAGGATATCCAGCGGTTAGTTGTTCCGTTGTTCCCGGTGTGTAATCGCCGTTAGCCGTGTCGGCGTAAGCTGGATCGACGGCAGTGTCTCGTGATCCACCTGTCACGCCTTGGTAGTCGCCTGATGTGTTTGCTGTTGCACCAGTGCCAAAGTTGTTGCCGTCGAAAAACGCCATTTCTGGATTGCCAATCCAATTAGGCCAACTAATGCCATAGGCACCATTTTCTGTAATTTGACAATTTACAATAGATGCAGAACTGAAATGTACATCGTCTTTTTCAGTACCAAAGCCGTCGCCTGTATTGTTTCTAAAGACGCAGTTTGTAATGAATACCGAACCAGTTTCGGTTGCGCCTGCATTTACACCATCGCCGCCATTTGAATCAGAGATGCAGTTGTGCATCATTACATCGCCGTCTCCACGAGTTGCAAAACCATGGCTTGTGCAGCCTATAGCTTTGCAGTTCCTTGCGACAATATACCCACGAGTGTTAGTTGACCCAAACCCCACATCTGTGCAATGGTCTGCGATGCAGTTGAAAAAAGTCATGGAAAGACCACTAGTTCCACGCCTGCAAAATCCAGATGGGTTGTTTCCTCCGCTCCCTTCGCCGCAAATGCAATCATGAAACCTAGCCTCATTAGCCCCAGACCCACCAAGCACTGCAACCTCTTGGGTTACTGCTGAATTGAGAAACTTGATGTTGTTAAAATTACACGAGGCACCAGACAGGGAAAAGTGTGCTGTGCTGCTGGCAGTTTGCGTGATGGACTTAATAGAGCCAGCCGTCCCAATTAATCGGAATCCGCGTTCTGAATCATCTCCACCACTCCAAGTAATCGCAGCACTAATGCTCTGATCGTCTTCCAGTTCAATCGTCCAATCGTCGTGAGCGTCTGCGAACATCAGTTGACTATTAGTGTTCCCAATGGTCTTTCGCTGTCCACCGATAGCCCAAGTCTGACCAGAACCAAGCACAAATGTATCGTCGCAAGTTACCTGCGTACCACTATCGACGCTGGCGATGATGGAGAACTGACGACCGCTTGCAGTCTGCACCCAAAGTAAATCACCAGCCGATACTCCAGTGGTTGTAATGCCGGTCACAACTGCCGTCCCGTCAGTGGACGCACCAGCACCAGTCTCAGCCGTTGCAGGTCCAAGACCACTGGCAGCAGTGTCTAAACCACCTGCGTTATTGAAGATAATGTTGCCGCTCGGAGTCGTCACGAATCACCTCAAGAAAAAAGGGCGGGTGGTAGCCCACCCAGATTTCACTACTCAGCAGGCTTAGGTTGATAACCCAGAGCATCAAGCATCGCATCCAACCACGCCTTCTCTTCTGGAGCTAGGTTGTCCAGAATTGGCTTGGCTTGATCGGCGGTGTAGACAAATGCTGTATCGGAATAGGCGATGTCTTCTGCATCTTCGACCGGATCGAGTTCCACTCGGTAGTTGTTGTATTCCACGGCAGATGCGTACAAGCTGTTCACGAGGCTGACAACCTTGTTGCCCATTGCTCGCAAGCGATTCATACGAGCTTGACCAATTTCAGTTGATTCAAAGTTTGATAGATTACCCATGGTTTATTTCCTTATCGTTTGTAGTTGGGTTGTAAACGAATAGCGTTTGCTAGATGTGCTGCTGACAAAGCAGATCCGCCTGATACTTCGTTGGGCGAGTAGTCGGTTCCTGCCCAAGGATCATCATAAAGGGTCTGCACCTCTGTTGGCGTCAACACCCGATTCCAGAGCCTGATATTCTGCTGGTAGCCTTCAAAGTGTCTTCGGTCGTCAAGAGTGTAGGCACTAGCACCAATGGCTGAGTCAGCAGTGATGTTGGTATAGGTGCCTGCGGTTTTCGCTAAAAAATCTCCCTGTGAGTATGCGCGAGTAGATATAGCACCATCAAAATAAACACGCATCTCGCCGCCATTGGATGAAGTAAAAACAACGTGATACCACGTATCTGCATAAAACCGACCCAGAACACCCATTTGCTGAAACGCCGGTTGACCGAAAATTAATTGGCAATACGAATACGGTCGACTAGCCTCGATCAAAAATTTATTTCCGCCGGAATCGTAGTGCATCAGCCCCACAGCGGTGCCGTTAAAACTCGACTGAAGAACTGGGTCCATTTTGACCCAGCACGACATAGACAAATCTGTGCCGCCGGAAATGTTATCGTTCCACCATGCCTGTGGAACCATATATCTTTGACCACCGACAAACTCAGCCACTGTACCCTTCGTCTCAGTAGCCCAAGTTGGCACAAAGCTAGCCAAACCAGTCGCGTCATAGCCGTTGCCGCTAATGTCCTCAATTACAGACCCCGAACCTTCTGTCATTGGGTAGAATAGGACACAGCCATTGTTCAGGCTATTGCCAGTAAGTGTCATCCCGCTTGGGGCAGGTGGGTCGTTTGGATATGCCATGTCTCAACCTTAGCCAACGGCGTGAACATTGATTGTTTTCGTCGCAGCAGCATTACCACCAAGCTTGATTCGCAACCATGGCTTACCGAATGCTGTAGCAGGTAATTCCATGTAGTCAGCCGTGGTAGCGTTGACTGTGGCAGCAGCAACAGCAGCATTGTCTGGATCTTTCAATGCGTACCATGTGTCAGAGTTGTCAGGCTTATCTGTCTTAGCATTGCCATTCCACTCGATGGTAACACTTGCGTTACCAAATCCAGAGGCAGCGACAAGACAACCTGCTGACGCTCCTTGGAAATCAATCGCATCTGAGTAATCAGTACCGCTGGTGATGGTAGCATCTACCTTTTTGAAATACGCTCGATCAATCGTTGACATGACTTACCTTCCTTAAGGGAGACGCTTCTCTATAACGTCGATACGGTTTTCTAAATGGTCAAACTTCTGATGAATGACATCCCAGTCACTCTTTCTGGACTCCAGCAGTCCCTCAAGTTCTTCTGATGTCTTGCGACATAGTTCGTCTGTATGACCTAGCTTTTCATCGATCATATTAAGCATGCCAAGCTGTTGCTCGGCAATTATATCATTCTTATGGACTAGCTCATAAAGCGACTCTTTGCGTCCATGCTTACCCTTGTTGTTGACCTGACGATCCAGATCTTTCAACTTGTGATTAATCCAGGCTGTAGCCGCAGTGACCACAGCTATCAACAAGCCAGATGTAGGTTGCCATAGGTCATCCATTACCTAGTCCTTCATTACCGAGTAGAACAAGAGAAGTACCGCTAAGATGCCGATTCCACCAGCAACTGCCCATGGGCTCCACCCTTTTTCATCTTCAGATTGCTCAGACAAATGCTGTATTGCACCCTGCATGTTCTCGACGGCATTCTTCTGCTTGCTGGCTCTAAAACCTGTCTGGCCTGCCTTCTCCATGACATACTGCATTCCGTTGACATAGTTGTCTGCAACGGAAGCCTTGTCGTTGTAAGCAAACCCAGCACCTTTCAGAGTATCCAGCCACCCTCCAGGCTTTTGGATGTCATTCATGTGACCACGCATCTTGTCAAAGGCAGCATCAGCAGCATCCCTTGTATTGCTATAGTCACCAAGATTGATGCCGCCATTTGACGTTCCAAGATTTGCCATGGCAGTTATCGCTGCCTCATTAATCTTGGCTTTCATCTGAGTTGTCATGTAGGTTTGGCTTGCTGGTTTAGTTAATTTAGACGCAGCATCTGGAGTCACAAGACCCGCCATTAGTGCCTTGCCAGCCCAAGCTTTGTTGTCTCGTAGGATTGCTTGACCTGCTATCTTATTGAACGACTTTCCTAAAGCCTTCTTAGCTTGCTTAGCATCGTAGTAGATCTTGTCGCCATTAGGCTTCTCATGTTCCATTACAAAGCTTCCAGCACCATCTGAGCTAAACCTTATTGCACCCCTATCCTCTCCTGCCACTCCAATCTTAACTACAGTGCTGGAGTCCAAGTGAGGCAATGCTGAGGCATGGTACTCATCAATAGTGCTTTCGCTAACCCTTCCCCCATCGGCTGTCACTGGAGTTTTGCTTTCAAACATCTCAGCTTTAGCTTTCTGATCTAAAGCCATTTCCTTAAGCTCTTTTAATGTTTGATTGCGTTCTTTGGTTTCCTGCTCTTCAAATGCCGCTCTAGCCTTCGCTCGACGTTGAATTATTCTTTCTTCCTGATCCTGCTTAAGCTGCTCAAGCTTCTCCGCATCAGTCAATTCGCCCTCAACCAAACCTGTTTCCTTGGAGATTCCTTTAATTAGCCTTGGAAGCTCAACTGGCTTCTCCCCACGAGCGAAAGATTTTGCAGCTTCAATATCTCCTGACCTGACAAGCCCCTCAATAGAACCTATCCAGTCGTTGAGATCGTTTTTGCGTTCCAGGGGGATATCTTCCTGCTTCACTCCTGGATCAACAATATCCTCTTCCGTCTGCTCCCACTCATCCAAAACAGAAATTAAGTCGCTTGTAGTTCCACTATCCGCAGCTTCCTTTAGCTTGTTGACAAATCCCTCAAGCTTATCAGGTGCCTGATCAGATACGATGAAGTCAAGGATCCGCTTCATCCCCTCCTCTTCACCCACCTGATCCCAATATCGCTGCCTGTTTTGCTGGAAGGTTGCTTCCTGCTTCTCTTGAGCGGCTCGCTTTTCTCTTTCCTGCTGGCCTTGGGCTATCTGCTTTTCCTTCTCTTCATCCAGAGCCCTCATGCTGACAGGCTCTTCACCAGAAGCAAGAGATTTGACAGCATCCATATCTCCAGTCTTGGCAGTCTGTTCAATACTGTCGATCCAAACATTGAGAGACTCAAGACGCTCTGGATCAGTCACCAAGGTTTTATCAAAAGCAAATTCATCACGCTCTTCTAAGATGTCATTGAGAGACTTCGCATCACCTGACTCAGCAGCACCCTTCAATTCGTTAATGAATCCTTGAAGCTTATCAGGAGTCTCCTCCGACTTGATCAAGTCTTGAACCATGTCTAGCTGTGCCTGCGTAGGCTGGATTGGCTTGACAGGCTCTGGGGTTGGCTGCAATGACAACTCTTGCTGAGTAGGCTCTTCTTCAGGTTTAGACTCAGCCTTCTCTCGAATGAATTTGCGGATCATTGAGTTAAGAGTCTTTTCACTCTGAATATTCTTTGGCTCTATATCATTAGCTTCCAACCATTGCCTTTTATGCTCTACACTAATGCCTCCCAGATCCTTACCAATGCCCCTCATGAACGACCTGATATTCTCTGCCCCTAAAGCAGATTCGGTGATCTTAGTTAAAGGGCTCTCCTCTACTGTCACAGGAAGTTCGCCTTCAACTCTAATAGTTGGGACTTCAGGATCAGCAGTAGGTTCCAAACCATATGGCTCATCTGGTTCATTTGCTGATGGAGTTGGCTTTTCAGCACCCTGGCCTTCGATAAACTCCTCTAGCTGTTGCTCAGTAGCCGCTCTCTGACCTTCAAGTAAAGACTCCGCTTCTTCTCCTGTGATCGGCGGAACTTCTTCCTCTTCATTCTGCTCTTTTGAGAACTCGTCAAGCCTTTCTCGCTGTATGACTTCTTTCCAAATATCATCATGCGTTTTTCCAAGTGGCTTTTGATGACCATGCATAAGGGCAGAGTGGACCTTCTCAATGTCATCGCCTCCTGAAACCTTAAGGCCAAGCTTCCCGGCAGAGCTAATTGTGTTTCTAACTAAATCCTGCTGAGATTCATCTAGACGCTTTATGGCATCAACGTCTTCTGCACTCCTAGCCTTTCGAGTAAAAGCACCCTCTGCTCTTTCGTACCCAAACTGCTGAGCTAAGCTGTTTAAGTTTTTATTGAAATCACTTACGTCAGCTTGATGTTCACTATGCACATCCCGCCAAGTGTTGTACAGGCTGTCTGATAAGTCTTTCTTATCTTCAGCACCCATGCCTTCACCAACGTAAGACTCAATTACTCCATCGATATGCCTATCAAGCGGTTTAGTTCTCGCATAAGGGTCTTCACCCTCGGCATACTTACTCGCAAGAGTGTTCGCAAGAGAATACTTGTCGGCTTTGAATAGGCTGGTCCTACGCTTCTTGCCCTGTGCATCTGTCAGCGAGAAGTCAGGATCTTCCTGGACAAATGGCTGAAGCATCTCAATCAGCTTGGTCTTGCGATACTTCATGAACTTGTCACGCATGTTGGCTAGAGAAGCACCTCTATCCATGCGAGTAGCATCGGAAGACATTCCAGTTTTGCTTACTGGATTAGTAGATACAGATCCCTTGTCTGCCTTAGATGGCATAGAAGACTGAGTTGCCTGCTTGGGCATTGTGCCTCTGTTGGCTGTAGCTTGTCCATTGATCTGCTTTCCGGTGACATCAAAGTCTTCAGGAGAGTGATCACGAGGACCAGCACCCATAGCATTACGCTCTGGTTCTTTGCTGTAATCCTCATTCTCTTGCATCAACTCCTCGTCAAAATCACTATTGATAGCGTCGTGCAGAGAATAGAGACTGTCTCCAGTCATCGTTGTCTTGTACGGATATCCCTTTTCACCTTTAGGGTCATGCTCATCCCTGTCCCAATAAAACTCTTCACCTTCTGAGCCCATAAGTTCAAGACTTCTATTAATCGTATCCATCTGAGCTTTGGTTGGAGCAGAATGCAAAGAAAGTCCAGGTGCTGAAGGCATCCACCTAATCGCACCTGTCTGATCCATGAAATGGCTCATGTAAGCCGTTGGGTCATTCCCTTTATCTCCAGGGTGAGGATGCTCCTTATATGCAACACCAATACTGCGATGGTCTTCATGCCTAACTCCATCAGAGCCAAAGTTAAGCATAGTTCCATCAGGCAAGATATACCCTGCCTGTTTGGGATTTTCTGTCTCACCAAAATGAACCAAGGCTTTCTCAATCAATTCACTTGGAGAGTCGCCAAGGTCAGATATCTGATAGATTCCTCGGTCCCATTTATCTTTTATCTCGTCGTAATCAAATCCAGTACCAAACTCTTCTATGTAAGAAAGCAACTCTTCTGAATCTTTAAAACGATCTAAGTTCTTAAGAAAGAAAGTTGCAGCAGCATAGTCTTCATCATCATCGCCATACTTCTCAAGCATTACACTAGCGTATCTCTTAAGATCTCGCTCAAGATCTTCCCTCATCTCTATTTCAGAATCAGAGAACTTGGCATCACCTTCTTCTTGTTTACTTAGATACTCCTCAAGTTCCTTGCGATCATCCTCATCCATCATGTAACGATCAGGATCATTCTTCTTCTCGAACATCTTTCTTTGTTCAAGATCATGCTGAAGATTGTGCAGATCATCCTCAGAGAAAAGCCTGCCCTGCCTTTCGTTGCTAGGTGCTTTAGGCTCTTTCTTCTTGGGGATGTAGTCATCCTTAACAGGCACATCGTCAAACAAACCGCCCTGGCGAAGACCATCATCATCTTCATCTTTAGCAAACTGGAATCCCTGTTGACCAGTCAGTCTTCTAGCAGCACCACGAGTTGCACCCTCCATCGCACCAGAGGCAATGGCACCGAAGAGGCTGTCCTCACCTCTTCTTTGTGGAGCAGGCTCCGTCAGGTCTTCCTCTGGCGTATCAATGACTGATGGATCACCTTCATTGTCAACGTCGCCAGCTTGGTTTTTACGCTCTGACTCTACAATACTGCGTGCCCAGTTGCGTCCACTGTCACCACCCCACAACAACCATGCGATGTAACCAGCATCATCCTCACCACCCTCTTCGTTCCCAGCATGGCGACTAAAGAATGAGTGCATCCGTTTAACGGTAGAGAAGCTAAGGTCTTTGCCATTTATAATATCTCTAGCACGAGCAACACCTACTGCGGTCCCGCCCTTCTCGTGCTTCTTGCGTAGTTCCAAGCCTCTCTTAGCATTGCCAATCATTCCCTTAGTTGGCTTGTAGTTCCCGCTTTCGCTCTTCTTAGCATACTCGTCCTTGACATAGTCCATCCTTGGATCGCCAGATGGCGTTACATTGCTCACCGATTTAATCTGACTTGGGTGGAAAGCCATGTAGATTGTGTGATCTATCGAACGCTGACCAGGACGCCCATGACTGCCCTGTGCTTTCAATCCATCAAACCCCTTTGATCTCAAGTATCTCGAAAGATATTTTTGAGTGCCTCCACCTAAAGCTTTAAGACTTTCATAGTCACTAGGAATTTTTCCTGCGTTAGATGACATCTCATCAATTTTTTGCATCATCTTCTTCGCAGATTCAGCGTCCCCAGTTGTTCCTTTATACCAACTAATAAAGTCTTTAGAATCAATCTCATCTTTGCTAACATCAAAAGGATTTTTAATATTTAAATGGACAGCATGTACGGCGGGATTCGCTTCCCCTGTTCCGTCGCTATTAAGAGCATAATCTTTCGCCGCATCTAAGTTGTCAGTGTGATAATAACCTTGACCATGCGAAGCTAAATCTGGATCTCCCGAAAGTCTTCTGTCATGCTGGACTAATTTTCCATTCGGAGTACCGTGATACAAAACTAGCAGCTTGCCATCATTGTCACGCACTTTAGACTCGGAGAAAAACTCTTCCTTTTCTGGATGCAAAGTGGCGTCTGACTTGACTTGGTCCAACTTAGGATCAAACTCATCCCTTAACTCTTTGCGATCTTCTGTTTGCTCTCCCGTTGGCATGACAGTAGAAGGCATTGGAACATCAGCACTGCCTTCAAAATCAGCATCGTCAAATACATCAAAATTATCTTCATTGCTGTATTTGGAGTACCTCTTTGATTGCATGACAGGACCAAGCATTGCAGCCAACGCTTCGTCTTGGCTTTCAGTGATCTGCGTTCCTTGACCACCCTCCTCTTCTTTCTCCTGTTGCTCTTCCATCATCTCGTACTCTTTGAGTGATGCTAGAACTTGAGGATTGTAGAGAGCTTGATCTGTGGCACCTGCGACATTCAATCCGATAAGACCCATAACGTCTTCAGATTTAATCTTCGCCCCCATACTCCAGGCAGCTTGCAGTGCTTGCAGTTTCTCTAATGGCACTGCTTCTTCTGTGTTCAGTTTGAACTGGAAGTTGACGTTCTGATACGAAGGGAAGTTGAACATCAACAGCATACGAATCAGATCTTTGGTGACAGTCTCTTCAACACCAAGACTGTCGTACTTCACAATCTGCAAGAAGCTGTCGCGATGCAGATCAGAGATTCCTGGCGTACCCGCTTCTGCTCGATACGATAGTGTTTGACCCAGGATGAACTTGATGATCCAGCTACCAAAGTAGTCATCAATCAAAGACTGCAAAGCCATGATGCCTTGCGTATTTGGTGGGATCTGTTGAATGCTGTAGGCATCAGGATTCGACACTTCCATTGGAAGCACGATTTGATTCTTATGTGCCTGCTCTTCTGCTAGACGCTCGACCTCTTCTCGTGCCTGGGCATTACCGGCAGGGTAAGTGTAGACAGTGAAACCCATACCTGCTCGCTCAACCACTTCTGCAAGCTGAGCGAGAGTCTCTTGTTTCTGATACCAAGACCAATACAAGAAGTGTCGAAGACCAACACCATGGATCATGCCTGCGGTGGTTGGATCCTCGTAGTCACCGTCCATCATGAAGTTCTTATGGACGACTAAACGACTACGCTCCCATCGACGAAGGAATACACCTGTTCCTTCAGAGTTCCACTCAATGTCAGGCTTACCAGCCCAGATGTCATCTTTGACATGAGCTACTGAGACTTTGACGCCAATTTCATCATGGTCATAACGCCCAGTCCCATCATCATAACGAAACAAAAGTTTGTCACCATTGACGGGAACCCAATCAACAACAGTGCGATAACGAACACCGCGACTGTCCCTAGTGAACCCCCAAACATTTTGAATGCCATATCGACCATACCAAACTGCTTCCATCAAGTTACGAAGGTATTCTCGGAACCGAGGAATGCGAGAAACCATGAAGGTCAATTCTTTAGCGACCTGCACCTGCTTCTCATCGCTACTATCCTCTGGCTGCACTTGCCATTGGAGCAAAGCCACTGCCATCTGTCGAGCAAACAGTGGACCCATAATCATAGGGTCACGACGCATCATATTTGCGTTGTGCTTATTGTGCCTAATCGCCTCGTCATGCTGACGATAAGTCCTGGCAAGAGTAGACATCATGCCTGAGAACGTAGTCACATGCGGTAATACGCTGCGACCTACATTGGGAGCTAGGTCTGGGCTGAAGTTCCCAGGATCTCGCTGCCGTGTTCCCATCTGGGTCTGCATTCGATACTGCTCTGGGACCGAACGCTCGTCTGGATACTCTTTGCCGTTGACGATGATAGACATAAGGATGCCCTATTTTGACTCAGGGATGTAGGTGAATTTGTATAGATGCTCGCTAGTTACGCCATCGGATCCTACATATTCAGGAACTCGAACAGCCTGCGACTTGAACTTCATGTTCTTTAGAAGGTTGTGACATTGAGAGTTTGTATCAGACACAACCATTTCAACTCTTCTGCTGTAACGATGAGCGTCAACTTTGAAGCTCTTAATCAAGCAAGCAAATGCTGAAGGTGAAAATCTACCAATCGTAAAGAACGATCCAATCTCTATCACCTTGCTCTTCCTGCTATAGGTCACAAACAGGCAGTAGTCGTCACTATCTTTGACATTCTCATGGCAACGAAGCACTGCCCTAAAGCGATACCTCTTGGTATCTAGAAGACTGTCTAGCTCTTCCAGGCTAATGCAGTTCTCTGCATATGCCCACTCAGCAAACTCTTCCCAGTCCTCTGCGGTTATTTCTTCGTATGAGTAATACACTTTGGCAAACCCCAACAAAAAAATGCCCACGGCTTAGGTGGGCATTCTACACAATTAGCTTTGGTTGACATAATCTAGTTATGTTACATAGTCACCGTCAGATGTTAGGTATGGTCTTTTACCTCTGCCAACTGTGGGCACTGCTCTGACCCTAAAGCCCAGCTTGCCTTCATTCGTCTCTGGATCCCTGTAAATAACAGCTTTTCTAGGGATATATAGTGACCCACTCATGCTTGGCGAGACAAGTGTGTACTTATATTGGTGACCAGTAAATGACCCGCATACCCTCAGCTTGTCCCAAACAAACTTACCTGCGGATGCTGTGGATTTAGCTTCCTCCCAAACACTTTTAGGGACTGGATTGCCAGCCCCACCATATGCATACATTGGACCTCGCTCTTCAGGTCGTATGGCATATGTGTACTCCTTACCTGTACATGAGTTGATATCACCCACCCTCCCAATGCTCCCAGGAGCCTTGTAGGTCACATACAGTATTCCTCGCAATTCATCGTAAGCCATGGAATAGACATTGCTGGATGAGCTTTTGAATATCTGCTCATTGGCAAACACATCAGGCTCGCTTGGCCCAGGAGGCATCAATCCTCCAAGCACATAGTCATTAAACTGAGGATCTTGGTCCTGAGTCGATGTTCTACGCCTGGAAGCCCCTGATCTTCCTACCTGACGAACACGCTTCACTAGGGGAGTGGTCTCTCTTCCACGATCCGTATCGATATCAGGAATTGCTTTTCTAGATCTTGGCCCAGGTAATCCACCCTTGGTCGGAGGTAGCTCTTCAGGTGAACTGGGAGAAAGCATCTTAGTTCTGTAGTCTGGAACCGTATCAACTAGAAACTGCGACTCTGGATCCAAACCCTGCTGGGAAGCCCATTCCCTGAGATCCACCACTCGAATCCCAGATGGCGTTAAAGGCAACCCAGCCTCTTCCATCACCGTTTTACTGCGGCTGACATCTTCCTGGGATACCTTTCCTCCAACACGAAAGACATCTATCAGCCCACCCAGAAGACGACCAGCAGGACCAAATTCACTGCCAAGCATTGAAAATACTGGGATATTAGGCTTCTTCTTAGACTTGGCGAGGTTGATTGCCGCCTGCAATAAGCGATTGCCTCTAGCCATCCTGCTTGCTCCTGTGGTAGTCCTCACCCTCATTTATCGCCATTGGCTCGAAGTAGGCTTCCTTGCCATCGATAATAATGCCTGCACCCAAGGTGGGACGGTTGGGCAGATGGGCACCGTAAGCAAATGCATACGCCGAGACATCAATACCACATCCTGTGTTTAAACCAAAGATTCGACTGCTCTCATTGCAATGATACTTTACACCACCCCAAGTGTGAGTGTGACCCATCACAATATTACTACGCTTCTGAATAGCTAGATTAATTGCAGCATCCTTGCCGCTACATCCCGTTCCATGGGTATATAAAACACCATCTACATGGTGATCAAAGTCCCACTCCCAGGTAGGAGTGCCATAGATTTCATTATAAGTTCTCAGATACCTGTCAGGTATGCCAGACTTCCTAGCTTTCCTGAAGTGCCTTTCGTCATGATTGCCAATGCAGACCAATGCACCAGGGAACGCTGACTTCCAGACCTCCAGGCTATCTAACACCTGTATTGCTTCCTGCTCTGCTGATAGTCCATTGGGATCTGTATCCCAGAAAGACAAAGCATGAGCATCCACAACATCTCCGATCAGGACCACCTTGTCGCATGACCAGAGCTTGTATAGATCTTGGCAAAAGCTCAAATACATCGGATGCACAAATGGGAGGTGCATATCTCCAACAGCTAAGACTCGCATTTTCTGTATCCCAATCTCCACAAAAAACGAGACAGGTCTTCTGACGTTTCTTCAATCCATTCTTCGTCTTTAGACCAATCAGCCCCATGTAAGAATTCATGGATGATAATCTCTAGTTCATGACGGTTGGTCAAAGAATCATCCACCTTAAGGGTTTTCCCTTTCTTGCCTGGATGTTCTATCTGACCATAAGCCCCTCCCTCTGTGTACAAATCCTTGACTCTTATAAATGTCCAGCACTTCGATAGTATCTTGACTCTCATACTGGCTCCCAGGTTGCGCATTCAACCCAGCAGACATTTAGCGGCGGCAGTACGTTGCTCGCTTTTCGTCCTCCCGTATCTGCTCTAAGCTGTCCTGCAAGGAACGAGGCAACTTCTTTTCCTCTATTTTACCATCAAGTAGTTGAACCATATATTTTCGCAATTCCGATATCTCAAGGGCACAAGCCACTAACGTCGTTCTTGCAACGAGTTCGCCTTTGACCTCAAGACCTTCAGCTACTGACATCACATGTGTGAGATTATTCGTCATCAGCTTCCCTCTTCAGAATCGCAGCCATCAAGACCATGTAATTAATCACATCCTCGCATGAATCCATCCACGACTCTTCACTCACGGAAAGCTCACCATTTCTCACGAATGACTCGATCCTCTTAAGCTTGTCCTGAACCCTCAATAGCACACCCATTGCAGGGTGAATACCAAACACACGACTCGCATCAAAGTTTGCAAATGGATTCCTCGCATGCTCTGGGTTAGCGTAATCGTTGTTTTTGGCAATCATCGTACTTAAGCATCGATCCGTCATGCTCCTGTGCAGGTCAATTAGTGCCTGCTGGCTTTCATCTGACTTCATCTAAATCTTCCCCGCTTTTAACTTTATCGATGAAACACTTGTAAAACACAGGTTTGATATGGCTCACAACCTTGCTTGCACATTCCTTTACTGCCTTGTTTGATACTTTTATATCAATGTGCGTAGCATTTCTTCGTAAAGCTATATCGTCTTTCTCAGATGTTATCGTAACTAACTGATCACCACTCCTTATGTCGTGCATGATCTTTATCACTTCCTTGTCTGGAAGATAGTAAACGCCATTATGCTTCACGGCGCTATACTTCCTCGTCATCGTACCTTTGCACCAAGCAGTAACTAGCTCTGGTGTAATCACCTTGCCTGTCATCCTTGTCAGGAAATCACATATCTCAGCTCTGCTTAGGTATCGGCTACGATCAAAGTTGCCGACTACTGCCATTACGTTGTCCTTAGTTGATGAACCTCTTGCGGTTCTTAGGCTTGATCTTCCCTCCCGTAACCGAGCCTTTACCAGCAGCACTGCTATTCGTATGAAGTAAATACCTCAACGCATCGCAAGAGTGATCGTCTCTCTTCAATGGTCTTGGTGCTGCATTCCTAGTGAACTTGCCTCCTTTACTTTTCTCCCAGACATAAGTTTGAAGTTCACGAATTAAATTAGGGCATCGATCTCTGTCGATCACCACTTTGGGGTCGCCGTTGTTTAGCTGCAAAGCGACCCTTACAGTTTCAATACCCTCAATCACTTGGTTGTTAGCACCCACAATTGGAATGCCTGACTGTGTAAACAATCGAGCCAAGCCTGGAGATGCAGGGTCACCGTATGTAGGTCCATGCCAAGCATCGTTAGGCCAAGGGTGCTTATTGTAAATCCGATCCGCATGATCCATGTAGGTCATGTTCTGATCGGTGCTGTAATACTCGTCGTAAATGTACCACGTTCCCACAGAATCCTTTGCCGCCCACAAGCAAACAAAAGCATTTTCAGGACCACTACCCCAGTCGATTGCACGATAGTGGTACATGCCATCTGTGAAGCTGTCTATTAGATCAGAATCTGTATGGATGCGGGGATTGAACGTAGGGTAAACGAGACCTTCAAAGCTTGCGAATGCACCACGCATTCTGACTTCACGCATCTCTTCGGAAACCATCCCGAAGAACTCGTCAAACCAAGCTTTGTCTACATGACCTGCCTCTACAGCACACTTTGTATTGCAGTAGTACACAGCCCAGTCTTCTGGCAGCGTACCGTTATTGATCATGTCTTCGAGTGGGCGAGATAGATGAGGATCAATAGGAGTAAACTCAGCAAGCTTAGCACCTGGGAAATTATAGTCTCGGCACCCACGAAGCACCTCTTCGATCAAGGAGAATGGACATTGCTCAATGAAAACAAAACCACCAATAGATGAAGCCTGCATCTTTGATCGACCCTGATCATAAGACTTAAGCTCAATCACCCAGTAGTTGTTTGGATCGTGCCCAGGCCAAGGCTTCAGAGGAATACGAAAGGGCCAGTTCTGATTAGGCTTATACCAATCAACCTTGTCCCACTGCACTTCTTCCTCTGGTAACATTCCCCTCCCGCACATCTTCTCGTTCCAAGCAACGTCCATGACCATCGGATAACCTTCCGAGATGATCCAAAATGGAGTTGCAGGTCGAGGTGGCGGCTGGTCTCGAAGCAGAAACTTAACTGCTTTTGCAAGCGTCAGTGTTGTTGTCCCTGCTCCATTCCCTCCCAGTAAAAACGTAATGCCTTTGTGTCTTGAGTTGTAGAAGCTTGTCTGCATGTCCCACTCTTCAACCTTGTCAGGTCGAGGTTGGAACGTGAAATACATACGTTCTAATTGACGCTCAAGATGACCAACCGCCTCTTGAACTGTCGAAGGTTTCCACTCTTCCGTCTTCCTCGCCATACTCTTCTAAATCTTGCTCGTTAAAGATGTAAAGTACATAAGGCCAGAGACATTTGAACGACTCTATCATTTCATCGCTGACAGAATTATCACCGTCATCGCAAATCAAAATGTGTTCGTCATGTATCTCAAGCCAACCACCACACCTGATAACAGCTTCAATAAAAAAGCGTGCCTGAATCAAATTCCTAGCTTCTTCTTCAAGCTTCTGCATGTTTATCTGCATATGCCTTCGTATGAATTCGCTACTGATCTGACTGTTTACCTCGAACTGTAGATCCCTCAATTTCATCCAGTCTACCTTCACTCCTGCTTGAAGGTACTGAATCATCAGTTCTGGTTGCATCTGAAGTTCCATCTTTCACATGCCCTACTATCTCTTGTCCCCCAGGCATATCGCCAATCGCAGACAATAGACGATCAGCTATCTCGCCTTTGATTTTAGCGGGATCTTGACCTGCGATACGAATGTCAGATTTCTCATTTACGTTGACATTCACGCCAGTCTTAGGTGCATACCTCTCTGGTGCCCAAGACTTAAGTAGGAACTGCAACTGCTTGGTATCTCCGCTTAAAGCCTGATCGAATGCAATGGTTTCAAGCTCCATTACAATCTCAGCCTGAGCGTTCCTAAGCTCATCAGCAAACCACTTATCAGCTTTTGACCACTTGGCAATTTGACTCATTGTCGTGCCGCAAAGATTGCAAGCCTTCCTCATGCTCTTAACCTTTGACAGCACCGACAAAAAGTCCTGCTTCTTATACTTGATACGCTGCTCAGATCCTCGGCTCATTAAGCCTCTTCCTCTTTGTACCTAGCAGCCTCCTCCTCCGTGAGGTTGGTGGAGACGTATTGATGGTCAGCGTACAACAGAACGTCGTTGTATTTCACAACAGCCCCACGCACTCCATTGCTGACGATCCTGGCAGTGACATGCTCCCAGCCAGTCCAAAGTCTACATCTTGAACCCTTGGGCAAGTTCTCACTTTCACGCAGGTAGTATCGCTGATTAGTAGACTCTGCCTCCAAGCCGTGAGAGTCTTTAATCTCACTCTGTAGGAGATCCTGCACTTTCTTTGCAAGCTCAGGATTTGAACTAAGCAGTTCTTCAATTTTAGTTTGCTGCATTTGCCGTAGCCTCCTCGATCTTGGAGACAACGGTGCTTCGCTTCATCGACTTGCGAGTCACGATGCCGAGATCCTTAGCCTTCAGGCAAAGATTCTCAAACGAGATTCCCTTTGACCAGTCAGGGTCTTCACTATCATCGTTCTGGTCGCCCTTGGATTCTTCGAGGTTTTCCTCGTTGTCATAGAACGACTGAACTTGACTTTCTGGCAGACCAAGATGAGTAGCAGCAGATTTAACAGAAAGGCCAGCAGACCTTGCCTGGGCAAGTGTTTTGATATCATCTAAATCAATCGCCTCTTGCTTGGCAGCTACTTCCTTCTTAATACCTTCAGCACTCTTGTTGATCCAAGTCTCTATCTCTGCACGAAGCTTTTGCCGCTCAAGTTCACCTGGGTGAACATAGTCAGGGCCAATGACACTACCAGGACTAGCAAGTTCCTGCTCAATCAAGTCGCCTCGACCTTCACCACTTGCCTCATGCTTAAGTCCATACATCAAAGCAATCTGATTTGGGTAAAGACCTTGGCGATGCAGATTCTCAACCGTATCAACAATGATGCGGCGAGTATGCAGATTGGGCCAATCCAAAACCTGAGCAACCACATGATTGATCTGACTAAAGAAGTCAGCCGATGGATTGCTATTAGGTCGTGAACTCTTCTTGTGAAGATAGTCTTGGTAATAGACATCAAGCTTTTGAATACCTGCTTGAAATCGAACAGGAAGAAATGCTTCAGACAAGGAAGCCTTTATGTCTCTGCCAATGTCAGCAAGCTCAATTAATTCCTCCACTGCCAGATAGTAGTCTGGTGGCAAGGGAATATCATGCGGATCACTAGCCCACTCATTGAATCGTGAACTAATAAGTTTGCAGCATTGGTAAATCTTTGTTGCTTTTTCCATAACTGAAGCACCTCTCCTATTTGATCTGAACTTATTTGCGACAACGTAGACGACCGAGAGCGTTACGCACTAGGTTTCTTCCATGCCTCGCAACACCGCGAACAGGTTTGCGAGCAGTGTCGCAGCTACCACCAACACAAGCCTGGGAATCTTGAACCGGCATTTCCAAGATCGTCATCTGAAAACCCCTCTTGCCGGTTCCATTACAGGTGTCGCAATCAATCTTAATTGTGCCATCGCCAACAAAGCCATCTCCGTTGCAATCTGCACATTCATCTCCAAGCTTCTCGTCGTCAGGGACGCTTGGAAGCAAGTCTCTAGATGCAGCAATCCATGCCCACCTCGCACGAGACTGTCGAACAGTGCTGTCCTTAGCATCAACATTGACACTTCCATAGTAGCTAAACGCAATAAACGCAATCGCCACCAACAAGGCAATGCCCACAAGCTTAGAACTAAAGCTCTTCATTAAAGTAACCTTCCATGTCAAGGTCATCGAACACTTCAGTGTCCTCATCTTCAATGTCTTCAGTGTCACCTACCACAGGAGACGAATCCCACTCGACATTGATATCATCCTTACTCCAGTCAATAGCCTTGCCCCAATCGTAAGGAGCAGAGAATCCACCCTCAAAATCAGCGTAAGCTATGACTTCTCCATTTCTAATAATCCAGGCTGCATCCGACTCGCTGATCCAAAAAGATCCGTAAGGCATATCTTCAGGCCAAACGCCACCCTTCTTTGCCCAACCACTACCCCAAGAGTTGCAGATCAAAAAGCTCTTGCCTCGTTTGGGATGCAGTCGTCTAGCACCTGGGTTACCCATTGAATGTGACCAACGACCAGACTTACGCATGTAGCCTTCGTCATCTCGATATCCAACACCACCCCAACTGCTGCAAAGATTTACGGGATAGCCAGCCCCAGCCAACGCCCACCACTCATCCACGCCCCGTACACGAAAGGACTTTAGTAGCTGGTGCTTTTCACCTTCAGGCTTAAGCTGGTCTGGCACTCCTCTACGACCCCAGTCCCTACAGCGATCTACGCTGTACTTTCCAAGATCGTAATCCCCGTATTCCCTTTGGAACAATACTCCATACTTCTCCAAAGCTTTTAGCTGCCCAGAGTTGGTGGAACCGTCCCCGCCACCAAGCATGCCACCTGCCTCCCTGCCAGTAGCATAACACCACTCTGGACTAGTCAAGTCACAAAAAGTCTCATTCTGCCTTCTGACAGCAATATCCATTGCTTGCAGATGATCAATCAATCTTGCAGTAGCAACGCCAACACAAGATCCAACTGACCCTTGGTTCAGAGACCTTAAGCGACCATCAGAATCAAACTCATCCGGCTTGAATTGAAACAAGCATCTGTAGTGAAACGTATCTCCGCCAGGATCGTCCTGCACGAGTTGCTGTACCTGATCGACAACTTCCCCGTACCAGTCCTGACGTTCCGTAACACGCATCACCCCAGAGTTGTCTGGGATCCATCCAAAGCTATTTTCTGACATTAGTTCAACCTGCTAGAGTTTTTGCCTCTTCAGACAACTGCTGAAATACACGAATCGCATTCTCACGATCAATTGGGCTCAAGGTCTTTGATTGCTCAAGATCCTTACTGCCAATTGCCTCGCCAATCCTAATGCGAGCAGAGTCAAGCCACTGCTTTGCCGGAGTAGTGAGGTCTTGAAAGTATATCAGAGAAAAGTTCTCCACAGCTTTCCCCAGGTCAACGTCTGTCTTATACAGATTTGTCCTAAGAACAGGGATACCCTGGGAGAACATGTCTGATAACGCAATTGCTTCATCCTTGAGAATTACTTCAGCAGGCACAACAGCTTCCTTTTCCTTGTCCTTGTTGATGTACCAATAGCCACCAATAGCCAATGCGATAATTAGAATCGTATTGAGATCAATCCCAACCACCTTCAGTTTAGAAATTGAAGGGGTCGAATTCGTCGTCGTGTTCGCTTGATCTGTAGTCATCGTCTCCATCCGTTATATCAGGTTTACTATTGTGATCATCAAACCCAATCTCTGTTGAGTTCAATGCAATCCACCTAAGAACCTTCGACTCTTTAGACATCCCGTCTTCTTCGCAGTCATCTGCAATTAGATACATATCCTCCGAATCTAATGCAGCAGCCGTGGATAGAGCGTTGATTGTTTGCCTTGGATCTCGCTTCTTTAGCCAAAGCTCAACCAAAACCTTAAACAGCAGGAAGCCAAGTTCAATCAAGAGAGCGTAAGGAATTGTCTTACGCATCTCCTCATAGACTCGATCTTCGTCTCCATTGTATTTCTCAATCAGGTTCCAAACGTGCTTGCCAACTCGACGTACTCGCCTTCTCCTGACTGTGTTTGAACGCTCCATACTACTCTTCTCTCCTGCCAAGCATTTGCATCTTCTCGCCAACCACTCGAAGCTTACTCCTCTTCTCGCCATCCTTTTCCCAGGAGTCCAACTTCAAGCGACCTTCGATCAGAATTGGCGATCCTTTGTGAAGATACTCACCAGCTACTTCAGCGGTTCGACCCCACATTGTGACATCAACGTAGGTGACTTCGTCCACCCACTCGTCATTCCTCTTGACCCTGTCATTGACTGCAAGGCCAAGATCAGTGACTGATGCGCCACCTGGAGTCTCTCGCACTTCAACGTCGCGAGTCAAATTACCCATCAAAACAACTCTGTTAAAACTAGGCATCACTTCCCCTCAAAAATAAATTACTCGTTACCGTCCTTAGCCAAGCTAAGTCCAAAGAACACAGAGACTGCAACGATCACAGCCTCAAAATTAGCGATACTTTCAGGGTCACCATCTACCAACTTAAGACCCTCAGACACAAGCACAGCAATCATTGCCAAGCCACCAACAACAGTCGTCTTCCAAGATCCAAGAGCGGCAACCAGCCACTTCTCCAAAATAGTAGCCATAACTTTCTCAACCTTCCTTCCAATAAGGTTCCGCAGGTTCCCCAGCACAGAGGACTCCGGCGACAAAATCTTCAGCCTTGATCTCAACCTTTTTAACACGCCACTGCCCTTCTTTATCTTTATCCCATCCTAGAATAATGATCTTTGCCATAAGGTTATCTATAATCAGCCTAGCCACCTCAGAGTTACAGATCTTTTTCTTCCTGGCAGATATATTGCTCCGGCTTGTTTCCTGAACAAACCAGAACTCTTGAAATGTGCGATCCATGATCGCTGTCCAGTCTGCAAACCCAAACAAGTCATTCTTGTTTCTTCCGAATCCGTTGTACGTCTCTGTCTTTTCGACATAAGCCGCACCGTGATGAGCAAGATAGTCCCTTGTTAGCTTGCTGAAGTTTTGCTTCTTTTTCTTTGTCATGTGTTTCTGTCTGTCTTAGGTGATCGCAAACTTCGCAACGTATCTCAGCTTTGTCGTCAGTATAGATGAGGTATGCACCGCATTTAGCACAGGGCTCGCATGGCACATAAATGTCCATAGATTACGCCTTCAATACGTTCCTGCTAAAGTCTTCAACGGAGAGACGATCCTCAATCTCTTGCCTGCGTCTCTCAACAATGTCTTGACTAATGTCTATTCTGAGTTTGATGCCCACTGCGTTAGATGCATACTCGAAGCCTTTTAGGATAGCATCCGTGTAAATGTCAGCAGCATATATTGAGTCATGAACAGTAAAAAAGCCTCGACAGCCAAGCTGATAAGCTTTCTGTAACGCATGATGAATGACAACTTCTGACTCCATGAATTGCATGAAATTGATAAGAGTTCTGTAATCATTGCGATTAATCGCTTTGATCTGCCTCCATATCACAGGGAACAACTCCCTGAACTCATGCTCTTCAACGCTCGCATACTCGCTCTTCTTGGCAAATATGTCACGCATAAAGGCAATCTTGATGTCATCCCTGCTGCGATAATGCCCCCGACTTTTAAGTTTAGCGACAATTACGTCGTAGATATCATTCTCTTCAATAAACCCAGCGAACTCCCTAGCATCTTTCTGGGTGATGTCGCATGCTTCCAGCAGTTTCATCCTAATTCCGAGGGACTTCATATGTCTGGAAACCCCTGTACGCTCAAAAAAGCTACTGTCTTTATTGGCGATACTGAGCATTAATGCGGCGAGCAGCGTAGGCTGGCAAGCCTTTACATCATGACCAACACACCAGTGATCGTTGTACTTGAAACACCCACGAACCCAGGACTTGAGCCTGCAAAGCGGAGTGTAAACCCTCCCTGTCTTGCTGACAGACATTCGCCTGTTGGTATCAGACAGTATCTGATCAAGCTGGAATCCTATCACAGCAGCACTACTGCCAAAGTCATTATCACTAGGGTCATGCAGGTCTCGAAAACACCTATCCACCTCATACTGATCTATCTGGGGATACTGCAAGTTCTCGTAAATCTGAAAGTGAAACTCGTCCCAGCGGTAATGCTCGTAATCCTTACCTTTGATCAACGACTTGCGAATCGTTTCTATGACAGATGGCGAGGTGATGTGATGATGAACCACATTGTCGGTGGAAATCTTATCTACTTTGAGCCACTTAGGATTCACCAAGTAGTTCTTAAACTTAGCCCCTACCTCGTAACTATCCGACACAAACAGTATTTGGCATTCCTTAAGCTTCTCGACAATTTGCTTCGTCGTGATTGGGTTGCCACAGATCTTTCTGATCTCAGACGAGGACATCGGTGCCCCACTGTAATCAGAAAAGCATATCTGCTTCTCCAGTATTGCCCCAATTAGCCAAGCTGCCCTATCTGCCTTAGTCTTTGTGTCAAAGATGTTTTCAAGACGAAACCCTCCTGGGATCCTTGCATAGCATCCCATCGTCAATCCAAGCATTAGTCCCCTCCCAAGCGACTAATAGAGACCACAATCCTCCATGAGACCCTGAGCAGCATCGTAAACTCTCATTGCCTCATATGGTCTAAAAGACCCACTCCTTCGGTGAAGCAACTGCTCCACCCTCCATGACGGCAACTCCATCGTCATTGCCGTGTAGTAGCACCAAACCATGTCATCAAACTTAGATTGACGACCACCATGTTTAGTGTGCTGATACCGAATCTTCCCCAGGGGGATCAGCTCAGCGAACGGAAGATCATAGACTCCCGTGTTCCATCCGTCAAGAGTGTCTGAGTAATCCAAGACCATCCCTTGCCGAGCAAGCAGGATCTCCCTGTACTCTTCAAGAGTGATGCTCTCCTTAGCCTCTAGCTCAACCAACCGTTCAGGTACTTGGTAGTTACCTACCTTCTGGTAGCGACTAGGGCTCTCCTCCCGCTTCGGTGCGAATATCTTCGTTGCCATCTTCCTCCTCCTCAGAACGGCACTCCTGAAGCTCTCGCTCCAGTGAGGCTATCCTCCCCCTCAACTGTGCAATGAACGCTGCTTGGCGTCCAATACGCTCTTTCAAACCCTCGATTACATGTTCTACTGCCACTTTAACCCCCAGTCAGGGTATTAATGCGAGTCTAGGTAATCTTCGTTGTACAACAATATAATAGATATTCTTAAATGTAGCTCAATGTGTTGTAATCTAATGCGAGCGATTAACAGTACCGGCAGGTCTTCGATGCGTCCTGACCTGCGAGGAAGCTCCCCATAGAGAGGAGTTGGGCAGCTTGCCTTGCTTCCTGGACAAGCCACCCCCCTCTGTCACAGTCCCAGGCATTAAAAGCTTGGGAGGGCATCTAGATACTCTGAGACTGTGTGAGTGCTAGTAAACTGTTCTTTACCGCGATTGACTTCGAGAACTTTTCCCTGAGATCTATAGGTCCATTCGCTCATTCAACCAAGGACAGCTATGCACTGCCAGTCATTATATCCCGCTATCCACTTAATGCAATCTAAGACTTGCAATGTTACGCAAATAGTCGCAACCGCTTGCGATACTTAGCGCAATTCTCAAAACATCCCCAACTCACCTTTTCCCTGGTTTTTCAAGCAATATCACAGATCCTTGCTATGTTTAGCGCAATAAAAAGGGGAAGAGGCTCTCGCCCCCTCCCCAAATGCATCAACGGCATTGTAGCTGAACAGTATCGCTTTCAGTTGATGCACTGCCAGCATGCCAATTAATAACTATCTCGAAGTTTTATGATCCATGTTGAATCAGTTTTGAGACAGCACGCACTTGCCCAAGGTGCTGTTTTGCATGACACCACCTTAACCCATAAAGTTAAGCCATGCAACACTTTACAAATAATTCATAACTCAGACATGGGAACCCAAGGAAGGAGTACCCCCCGTGAAATATGAAAACGAACAGATGGATAGAGATGGATTTGTGTCTGTAGGGGGTCACCCCGTCTCGCCCCTCGCGATCCCCTCCGGCTTTTCCCTCTGGTCCCTGCTCCTCGCCTGCGGCGTCTTCCTCCTTCGTCGTCTGCCTCGGCTGCTCTGGCTGATCGCCTGCGCTGCCATCATCGCCGCAGCCATGCATGCGAGTCGATTGATCGAAGCTGTGAGACAATCCACCGAAGCACGCTGAAGCCAGAAGCCAGGAACCACGCCAGGACAGCCCTGGACGGCTTCGGAGCCACCGGAGCCACAACGACACACCAGGGCGCCACCAGGAGCCAGGGAGAGGGTGCCAGATTCAACGCCACCGACGCCAGGTCGACGCCAGGAGCCACCAAATCGGCACCAATCAGTAGGTGGACACTTAGTTTTTGGGACGATTCGCCAAAAAACCTAGGGTTTACCCCATACGACCTTAAGTCGTTATTTTGCAAGGGTTTGCAAGGTATTTCTGGAATTTGCCAGGAATTTTTGTTCGCTTCTTTCTCCTCTTGCCGATACTGCCAGAGCTGGATCAGCAAAAACCAGCACGCCCCGAGTGGTTCGGCGGCGACAACCTTTTCTCTCTCTCTCAAAACGAGGAACGACACGATGACCACCACCACCACCTACGCCGAAGCTTGCAGCGAGTACACCGGCAACATCAGCAACGATTTTGATCGCGATTTCGGCTGGACGATTTATGCTTGTGACGAATCCGACTGGATCCACAACAGCAACCCCGTCGGTATTTCCATTGACCACGAGAGGTTTTTTATCTGTTGGAATTCGCTAGCCGATACTGAGTTTTTTGGCTGGACGATTGGCTGGTATTGCGATGAGGTATCCAGGGAGCCCATCTCTGAGGAGGAATGGGATCGATTCGGGCCAAAATCGAAATCTCTCGAAATGGTTCCATCTCTCGACGAGATTGCAGACACGATTAACTCGGAGGCTTGCCAAGGCTGCTCAAGCGATCCCACGTGCCGCCTAGCCGATATCCTGGACACCGAGGACTGCTACTGGTTGGGTGATGCCGCCTATGTTCGCGAGGAGGAATCAGGGCACGTATATCGCTGCATGCCGCAATACTACGGCGGCGAGGCTGGCCACGATTTGATCGATATTCCCAGGGACGGGGACGGCTGGTTGAGTGATTGCAGCATCGATACCAACGCCTGGATTGAGGCAGTTTTGAATTCTGGCAACGCTCGCGAATATACCCCCGAAATGGTGGAATGGTTGAGCAATGACGAGAACAGTTCAGAATGGGGCGAGAACGCCAGGGTAGGCCACGCATTTACCGAGATTATCGCACTCGCAGATTCAGAGTAAGACAGCCCAGCACCGAGCCCCTGTGAGGGGCTTGGACCTGGCTTGTTTTATTTGTATTGCACCACCACATTTTGAGAGGATCAGAACTATGACCACCACACGCGGCACAATCGACAACAACGCCATTCCTACCGTCACCGTTTATCACGCACCCTATGCCATCGGCGGATATCGCACTTTCCTGGTTTGGGAGCCAAATCGCAGCCAATGGGCCTTGGATGTCGCATTGATCGACGGGAAAACCTATCACTGTCACCCAGCTGTATCCGGCAAGGATCTCGACGGCTTCCAGGACTCCAACGGATACCCTCTAGCTGAGTTGATTTTCGGGGAGGAGCGACCAGGCGTTACCGTTTCGCCGGTACGCTGGGCAGATAATCACATCGATGCCGAACGATGGTCCAGCCTTTATTTGCCGGAGTTCATCAACGTCGAAATCCGCCAACCAGGACGATAGCCAACATTCACCACCACGAAAGGGAAAAAGCCATGACCACCACACAACGCCCCACCATCACCGAAATTGTCGAGGCCAACATCAGCGCCGGATTCGACCAACTCGACGAGCCAGATCCAAAATATGAGTGTTTTTTATTGGGCTCCATCCTGGAACATGCCTACCACGCTCAGGACAACGCACGCGAATGTGGTTACACCTACGATCAATGCCAAGAGGCATTTTATCGCGTCGCAGGCTCCCTGGTGGGAAGGCGCGTTGATGGGTTCGAGTTCCTAAAACTGGCCCAATACAATGCCGCCTACGATATCGCCGCCGATGGTCGCGTTGTTTCGGTAGCCTACCGTGATCGTCCATCGGTTTATTTTGTGGTGAGCGAATCAGGCTACATTGTCGCAGCCACTACCACCAAAATGAGAGCCGAAGCTATGGCAATCGATCCCATTCGCCTCACCGTAAAAATCACCATCCCCAAACGCGCTAACCAATGGGGCGAGTTCCATTGCAAAGCCTATGACCAGGACGGGAAAAGGAACCCAGATGCCGACTATTACACCGATGACAGGCAGGACGCCGAAGATACCAGGAAGCTGATCCTGGGTCGTTTCCAGCGATAGCTCAAGGCACTACCACCACCACGAAAGGCAAAAACCATGACCACAAAACGAATCAAACCCGAGAGAGTAGCCCCTAACCACTGGCGATATCGAGGATTCAACCTAATTCGCAGAATGGGAAAACTCGACATTATCGACAGTAGGCCAGTGTTAGTAGGTCGGAAATCTGACGTATTTGAATGTCGCGATTGGATCGATGCCCACCTGGCAAAGCAAGGCGAGAAAATGGCTTTTCAGGAGCGGCTCGAACGATATGGTAATCGGGATTAATATCGACCCCCGTCGCCCTCGAGGGCTTCCGCCAGGGAGCCCGACAGGATGCCGGGAGGGTTCCAGGCACACCACCACCACATTTTAGAGGATCAGAACCATGTATTATGTAGAAAACGGCAACGCGGCAGTCGGCACCGAGGCAGTCGTGACATCACGCGCAGTTGGCGATTCCTGCCCCACCTCCTGCCAATTCCATCCATCCAGGGATGACGCAGGGAAACACCGATGCTATGCCGATAAAACGGAGGCACGATTTCCACATAGCCGAAAAAATGGGCTCGCTGGAATGGTCACAGAGCGGAATGTAATCCGCGCCATGCTCATCACCGCAGCAGCCAAGGGGAAAAAAGTACGATTCCACGAGCGCGGTGATTTTCTAAAAGATGGCACACTCGACCTGGAGTACCTGGAATCGATACGTTGGGCCATCGAGAGCCTGCTAGACTTGGATTTTGAGCTTCCTGAAATGTGGGCCTATACCCACGAATATGATCCTCGGATCGTCGACATGTTGGGGGAGCATGTCACGCTCTACGCCAGCATTCACAACGCCGATGACATGGAGCAGGCCAGGTCGGCAGGCTTCACCCTATTCGCTTGGGTGGACAATGCTGAGGAATTCCACCCAGCCAAAAAACGAGGTCAGAAACGCATGAGCGACGCCCCCAAAAAACTGAGCATTGAGGGGGAGGAGTTTTTATTCTGTCCTAAGCTTAGGCGAGGAGTCGACGAGGTTACCTGCTCCGGCAGCAGGAAAACGATCGCATGCAACGCTTGCATCGGTGGACTCTGTAACGTGTTCTTTGCAGCACACTAGGCCACCACTGCTCGTCCTTGAGGGTTCCAGGTCCACGCCAGGAACCCCACAGGATTGGCAGTGTTGCCAGTATTCACCACCACATAGCCTTAGGAGGGCTTAGCTATGATCTTGCGCGGGTCTTTTGAATCTGTCATTTCAATCGCCAGAGAGTACAACCGCCGTCATTTTAATCCCCGCAATTTTCAGTCGTGCGATACGGTGATTCCGATGAATCCTGTAGTACGCCGTGAGGATGGAGAATGGTCAATTGAATCCGAGTTAATCCCGTCTCCGGATTGTGATTTTGAATGTACGCTCGATGGATTTTGTGAGTATTGGTTCGCTGATGGGGACGATATTACGCCGGATGAAGGCGACGTTCGGTATTGGTTTGCACAATTCGATTTTGAATAGAAACACCACCACCACCACCACAACGAAAGGGTTTGCAATGAGTTTTGAAGTTACCCGTTTTACTCGAAATCTGGACGCCACTGGTTTATTCGGTAGCGACGAGGCGACGCCTCAATTCACCGTTGAGCATGTAACAGTCATCGATGGGAAGGAATACACTTCACCATTGACGGTTCGACTGGTCACTGATGGCGTGAAGGGAACGAGATTTTATGATTCAGGCGACTGCTTGGTCACATGCACAGACAAGAATCGGTACTTGACGCTGTACGATGAGACGCTCGCATTGATTGGTGAACCGCAAAAACTAGCGTGATTCATGGCGATGAGTGACACCGAGCCAGGGCAGGGTAGCGCCTGCTCTCCTCGTTTTCACTTCCCACCACCACAAGAGGAGCCAGGACAATGGCAACCGCAGAACTGGAAACCAGCATCGATGACTTTGATTTGTCCACACACAACGGGTGTGTGACGATGACCAATCCGGAGACGGGTCAGCACCGCACCGTAAAAATCAAGACGCAGAAAGACGATGCAAAATTCGCCCCAGGTGAACGGATTATTTCAATCCTATCTGGACCATGCAACGAAACCGACTTCAGAGGCTTCGGGTTTGTCAAGGATGGCGGCAGAATCGCCGTATGGAGCAGGCACCGAGGCACGGCGCTGGAGAAAATCGCGAGGATGATTGAAGACCCTAGCAGATTCCACGCAAAAGGAATTGAGTTCCAGGTCGAGGGTCGATGCATCGTATGCAATCGAAAACTAACCGACCCCGAATCGATTAGATTAGGGATTGGCCCAGTTTGTAGAGGCGAATAGGACGACGCCAGGACAGCCGGCAGGGGAAACCTTGCTGGTTGTTTTCTTTGCTTTCACTTATGGAGATTCCACGCAATGACGACGACGAAACCATGCACGCAGTGCGGCGATAGGACACAGTTCAGACTATTCGATATGGCGATCTGCCATTTCTGTATTCAGGAGTACAAAAAGAACCTGCGTAGGCAGATCAAGAATCTGCTCTTGGAAGATAACCAGGCACAAAGACTAGGGCAGAAGGTCAGGATTTTCGTTAAACTCAAGCAGAAGACACACCCGATAGAGATGACATACACCACCCACCATGGTCTACACGCAACGATTCGCCAAGAGGTGAATGAGAAGGTCACAAGTAGGTGGGCATTTTTCGATATCGAAACCATTAATTGGGAGTTGGCAGGATGATTCAATGGGAAGGACGCTGTCCAGGTTCAGAGGCAGCATGGAGAGCCGGAGAAGAGCCTCAACGAGAGTGGAGCATCGACGAAATGGTAGAGTTAATCGATGCGGTTCCAGAATTCGATTGTCCATTCGATCTGGACGAGGCACTCGATGACATCGTGAACAGTCTGGTCAAAAAGTATGGTGAGAGTTGGAGAGAAGCGATTGAGGAAGATTTCAACGATCTGCTGGACCGTTGATCGCTCGCAATTCAATTACAAGGATGAGATATACTCATATTGTTGTACAAAAAGATCACCAAGTTGATAAGGATTGATGACATGGACGAGAGTGAACGTAAACAGTTGGCGGAGAGGATCCACGGTTACAGCAGCATGCCAGGAATCCCAGAGCAGATTCAGAACGACCTGATTGCCGCATCGGTATTGATTTATTCAGGCAAAGCGGAGGAAGAGCCACAACAAGAGATCAAAAAAGAGTCAGAAAAAGAGACAAAGGTCGAAGACTATTCAAGGTTTCTTGATTCGCAACCGATGAGTCTTAAGTACCTGGGGCCAGACGGCTTTGATTACATCGGATTTGCAAAAGAGCTAAACGAAAAACACGATTCTTTAAATTTTGATTCAATCGGTATTGATCCTGAAAACCAGAGTCGTTAAGTTTTACCAGTCGCTCATCTAAATTGAGTGACAACCACCACTTTCTTATGCCTCGGGAGGGCAACAACATGAAGGCGCAGAAGACTTGGAATGTCATTGACACTCAGGCTAATACTCCTTGGATATGCTATTCATTCAGTAGCCAAGCAGAGTACGACGAGAATTTCCCTAATGGGATTCTGATGGACGGATTCAAGCTTGAGGTCATCGAAGGTCGAAAGATGTTTGAGACCTGGACGCAAGCTTACAAATGGGCTTGTATGTGTCTGCAAGGTGATCTTACCGACAAGGTCTGCTTGTCATCGACGACTGAATGCTACTACGGCAATTTCGGGAGTCATCGACCAAACACGAGTCCCATGGTCACAATCAAGAAGGGTAGTTGCAGAGCGGAGGGTTGCAACAACCAAGTGTTCGTTCAGTACCACAACAGTGGAGCCCAATCAGGGGCTAAGTGCAGCAAGTGCCTAGAAAAAGCACTGGCAGCAAACTAGGGATATCCATTCCGCAACCTGGGCATGTTGCCAAACTGCCCATCATTCTCATTCACATTCACCAAAAGGAAGTACCACCATGACAGTTCTACCAATCGCAATCGAATCACAACTCGACAAGTTTCCCCGTCACATTATCAAGCAACCTCTATTCGGTCCAAACGGCGAGGAGACCGGTTACTATGGTCTATTCACCGAGACTGGTAAGCCAGTCGGGAGAGGCTCAGTGACTGAGCGATACATCCCACATCAACTCCATCACTTGCGTCCTATCATTAAATCTGTTCTTGGCTTACCTGGGTTTCATAATCCAAAAGTGAAAGCACGATGGAAAGAAGGTCATTACGTTCGCATTCGTCCAGACGACAAATACCGTCGCGAGATCGTTAAGGGCGATTCTGTTTGGCCTCAACTTGACTTGTGGTTTGGTCTTGGCGGCTTACCTGCAAGAGGTCGATTGCCATTGCAGCGTGACGCATGCAGTAATCTCATGATGGTTCGCAACTCAAGCGAAATCAACTTCAGCATCAAACACACCAAAAGCCTGGAGACCAGGATCGCTACGATCCAGGACCAGTTCTATGATATCGTCGCCAAGTGGGACGAAGTGGTTGACCATTGTCGCAACATGCATGCAAAGCGTATCAACCTCAAGCACTTGCTGGCAGAGATCTACCCAGCACCAAAGAGTGAAGCCAAGCAATCCACCACTAAGCACAACGACAAGATCAGCGCTATCTGGTCGCGTGTTATGCGTGAGTCGCACAAGCTTAACCTAGAGACGCCAAGCCTAGCTAACCCTGTGACGACTGGGTGGATGGCTTTCAATGCGATCCAAGGTTACCGACAACACGATGTTACTCGTAATGGCGAGAAGGGTATGACCAGTGAACAGAAAGAGTTTAATCGCTCTGTGAGTGTCCTGGAGGACTCTACGGTTCAGCGAGCCGAGGAGTTGATACTTTCAATGTAGTGGCAGCTATTGGCTGGAGTTGATCCTCTCCTGCATTTTCCATATTCATGCAGGTTTTCTGACTCCACAAAGCTGATCGGGTTACATCCAGTTTAATCTGAGTGGTTGCCACTTCGCCCTCGTCCACTGTGGTGGTTGGACGGGGGCAACTGATGATCATTCACCATAAACCTTGGGAGGGTTTCTATGAAGAATCCAATTCTGGAATGGAACGTCATCGTTAAGGCGTTAAACGGCATCGATCCTGTCTATGTCGATATGCTTTGCAACATTGTGCAAGCACAAATTGAAGCCGCTTATGATGATGGATTCGCTGACGGCGAGAAAAAAGGAAGGGAAGAGTAATGGGATTAGATCAATATGCATATGCCGTAACTGGCAGGTACATCGATGAAGATGGTAACGTGAACTGGGAAGACAAGACGGAGATCGGTTACTGGAGGAAGCACCCGAATCTCCAAGGTTACATGGAAAGCCTATGGCGAGATCGCGGAAATGAAGGAGACTTCAATTGCGCCGTCGTTGAACTCAGCGACGAAGACCTGCAAGACCTGGAGGTTGCTGTCAAGGGTGGGGCAATGCCAGAGACACAAGGGTTTTTCTTCGGAGGCAATTCAGACGAGTATTACTTCGATCACGATCTAGAATTTATCGACACAGCACGCAATCAAATTCACAACGGATACGAAATCATTTACACCAGTTGGTGGTAGGGGGTTTTACATGAAGCCGATTTATGAGTTAGCAGGAGGCGACACATTCTTTCACGGAGGTGTCATGTGGAGAGTGGATGAGTTTATTAATGGTGACCAAAGAGGTTGCCGTCCAACATCGGATCCTAAATGCGGAAGCTACGTTGTCTTTCATATTGACACAGAGGTACAAGTTTATGAGTGGTGAGAGGACAAAGGTTGCGAGAGTCGAGTCAGGCAAACGAGGAAATGACAACCGAGTAAGAACATACGGAAAGTTCAAGTTTGATGACCAACAGGTTGAAGTCTTGGCGATGAAATACCGAGACTTATTAATGCGACATCATCATTGGGAAAGGGAGGTGAACCATCTACAGAAAACAGAGAGTGAGTTGATACGAATCTTAAGCACTCTCTCTCGCAAAGACCTGGTTGAATTCAATGCAATGGATTACTTGGAACGCAGTCTTAATACGGAAGGGAACTAACGATGACAAGACAAGATCAAATCAAAGCTTACCTGTTGATTGCAATCTTCTTGGTTGCGGGGATCATCTTCTTTGGTTGTGCAGGTGGTGGTTCAGCACCAACCTACGCACCGAGCAGTAGTGGAGAATCCACCGAGGATATGATGCGACGAGTCTACGATGACCAAGGCATCGATTACGACGAGCAGATGCTGAAGGAAGATGCCGCAGCAGTGGATCAGTTGTACCGCGAATTTGGAGATACGATGTAATGGCAAAAAAAAATAAAGAGGAGTTTTCTCTCAGCTACGAAGACTTGCAGGGAATGGCAAGCCTGCTTAAAGAGTTAGAAGGGATAGTTGAGGAACGAAAAAAAAGGAGAGAAGCGGGAATAGAACCTAAGCAGACTCCAGTTGGTTCCTTGCTTTACTTTGAAGATGATTTTTTCGTCGGGAAATTCAAATTAGACGGAGGTCATGCTCGCTTTGTGCCAGCGGCGAATGTCGCAAGGGAGGGGCTGTGAGATGGATAAGCACGACAGGATCGCAATCGGTTTGATGTATTGTTCGCCAGTGTTTACAGGCATGGCATGGTTGATCGCAAAATGGATAGCGGAGTAGGGCAAATGCTGGTTATTACACGGAAGTATAACGAAAGCGCAGTGATTGAAATTGGTGGCAAGGTATTAGAGTTGACCATCAGCAAGGTCTCAAAGAAGGACAGCGTGAGACTTTGCTTCGATGGTCCCATGGACTTTCATATTCGCAGGAAAGAATTGCCTGCAAAGAAGGAGGGGAGCGAGAATGATAATTTCATTGACTAGGGAAGAGTGGGGGAACGCAGCAGCTATTGCGTTCGACAGGGCATCAAAGAAGAAGCCAAGTCAAAGCAAGATTCAACGTCGAAATGAAGGTCTGCTCCACTGCGCTACGGTAGGTACGCTGGGTGAGATTGCATTCAGTCAGCTTACTGGATTGCCAATCGATAAAAACATATACATCGGAGGGGATAAGTATGACTTCATCTTCAATGGAATGACAGTCAACGTAAAGACTCGTGAGTGGTCAGGCAGGGAACTGGAGATGCACCTGTTTCCAGACGAGCCAAAAAAGGTGGATCTCTTTGTGTTGTTCCGAATAGGAGACGACCCTAAGCATATCGAATTCATTGGTCACATATTTAGCAAAGACATCATTGAGAATTACAAGCCAGATTATCACGAACATCTGTACGGAAGGAAGATCCTGGTTCCTAGGGAAGCATTCAGTGATCCCAAACAAACCTTAGCTCTTTTCCGAGGTGGCGTTGACCAGACTAGTCACGAGGACCAAGTAACATTTGGGAACTAGGCATGACAAAGATCAAACAAAACTTGAGAGGGGAGTACATTCTCGGAAGGGCTGAAGTCAGGATAAAGCAGGACGACATCGTCCACTATGTTCGCATGAGACTCAGCCATTATCCCAGCAGGAAGATGCCAAAGACATTGGATAAGCTGCTGTATGAAATGCGGAAGGACATCGTTAGCTACGGAAAGGAGTACATCAAACGATACCGAGCAGTATCAAAAGGGATAGAAGAGGACTTCTATGTCAAGGCTCAGAAGATTACAGAGAGGTATGTTTTAAACGCTCAAAGGGAGGGCGATTAAGTGAGAGTGATCAAGGATGGTGATATTACTGAGAGCGATATGTTCGTCATCGGATTCGACGAGTTTGGCTTGCCATTGTTTCAACCGCTGGTTGAATACTACGTTGATCAGTTACTGAAGCAGCCAGTCGGAACGATCAGTAAATCTCAGGAGGGGATTATCGATATTTGGATTCAAACAAGAGCGTCAAAGATTCAGCATGCCTACGATACGCATGCAGACTTAGCAGAGGAAAACAACAGGCCAAGGAGGCATAGAAGTCTTGGCTGGGGGAGACAGCAACGGTGATTGACAGGTTGTACTTCGACATTGAAACAGGTCCACAGTCGTACCGAGTCATCGAGGAAATCATTGCCTACGAGGACGATGAAACTCCGAAGCTTGGTAATGCCAAGAGACCAGAAACCATAGCCAGAAAGAAACAGGAATGGAAGGAGAACAAAGACCAAAGAAAGAAACAGCATTATGGCAAGGTGTACTCGCGAGCCGCTCTGAATCCATTGATTGGTCAGGTGGTCGGCGTAGGGTACTTCCGAGAGAGTTATGGAGACGCCGTAGTCGAAATAGATCTGAGAGACGAGGCGACGATCATCGAGGATCTTGTCAAACAGATCGGTGATGTGTTTCGTCGAGGTGGCATGGTTGTGACGTACAATGGAGATTCCTTTGACCTTCCATTTCTCGCCAATCGTTGTGCCATTCTCGGAATCAATATCAACGGCATTGTGGGTACGGAAGTATTCAACGAGTTTGGCAAGACTCCTAGTACATTCGTTGCCCTTGCCAAGGTATGGCTTCGACATGGCAGCGGATACAACCGCAGCTTCGACATGCCGAAATTCGATGAGCTATGTGCGGCATTCGGAATTCCAGCAAAGACTTGTGGTTTCCGAGGCGACAAGTTTCACCAGGTGGCAAGAGAGGATGAATCTCTTGCTAGGGACTACTTGTTAGAGGATGTGCAAGCACTGCGTGAGCTTGCCAATAAGTTACTACCAAAGATTTGAGAGGGAATGATATGTATCGTGGAATTCAAGAGGACGAGATGCAAACTAACATGCGGTGGTGGAATGCACTGAAAGATCCTGATCCTGAGTTTGTGAAGCGGATCCCAGGTGGAGCGAAGCTTTCCAGTATTGACCCAATGCACAGAGCCGAGGTCATGACCCATGTCTTTGGTCCCATTGGTATTGGATGGGGATTAGAAGTAGATCCTTATCGCCGTGAAGACTTCGGTGGCAAGACCATCATCTTCGTTCGAGCCAAGGCATGGTTCAAAGATCCAGAGTCAGGTGACATTGGCTATACAGCTTGGCATACGGGAGGCACTGAGATTAATGGTCGAGGTGACGACGATGCAGTCAAGTCAGCAGAGACTGATGCTATCGGCAAGACGTTGAGCTACCTGGGAGTTGCCGCATCGGTTTACCTGGGCAAGCATGATGGCGACAAATATCAGAACCGTCAGCCTGCTTCCAGCAAGCCTCGATCAGCAGCAGCACCAAAGCCAAAAGCTAAGGCGGAGCCAAAGCCTGAGAGTTGGATTGATGAGCAACTAAAGGCAGTGGAGGCAAACGATCCCGGTGCATATGTCATTGACTTCGGCAAGCACAAGGGTATGAGCATCGCAGAGATTCACGATAAGAATCGTGGATACATTGAGTATCTAATGAAAGGGTGGACCAATGATCCACCACGAGGCAAGGCATCAGCCGCAGCGTATCAGATGACACTCGCATACTTAGCGGAAGCGGATGTTGCCATGCTGGAAAAGTACGCAGGGACTCAGGATCCAGTGGAGGGAGCAAGTTGGTAGGACTACTAGATCGACAGGTTAAGCAGTTACTGTATCGTTCAGGCAGGTCGGTAGGCGAAGTCTACCGCTTGCTTGGTGATCTCTTAGATAAACTTGAACTTGAGGATGATGAAAAGGAGTTGTTAATCAAGTGTCGTACATACCTTCAATCTTCGATGGATGTGCTGGAGTCACAGAAGAGACTCTAAAGCACTACCTGGGTGTAGAGAAACCTTGGCCTTGGCAGAGTCGAGCCTTAGAAATGGCAATCGATCTCGCCAATGATTACGGTAGCAAGACTGTCATCACTGCTCCAACAGGTGCAGGTAAGTCGATTATTTTCCTAGGTCTATGTCGATGGGCTATCGAAAATAACAAGAGGGTTGCTATCTACTGCTGTAGGAATCTACTCATCCAACAGTTGATTGCAGGTATGAAGAAGGGCAAGTTGGACTTTGGTGTAAGAGCCGCCCAGTTCAGGAAGCTTAAGAAGGGGAACGCCCTAGTCCAACTCTGCTCTCTCGACACTGTTTATGCAAGCTTCAAAAGGGAGCTACATGATTTACCGAAGGCTGATATCGTCATCGTGGACGAGGCACATCAGCAGCGACAGACGAAAGCCTGTCAGGTCTTCGAGAAGCACGTTGAGAGAGGTGCAAGCCTAATTGGGTTTACTGCTACGCCAGTGGACTTATCTCACATCTACGACAACCTGGAGGCGGTTTGCGTCAACTCTGAGATGCGGAGCAAGGAACTAGAGTATCCAGCCCACGTTCCAGCACTGACGTTTGGCTGTCCTGAGATGGATACGAGGAAGCTTAAGCCACTGAAGACAGGTGAGTTCTCGAATCAGCAGGTGATCAAGGAAGTCTGGACTCCGCAGATCTTTGGTCATATCGTCGAGCATTACAAGAAGCTCAATCCGAAGCAGAAGCCTGCTTTACTCTTTGCTCCAGGCGTAAAGGAATCCAAGTGGTTGTGCGATATGCTCAATCGCCATGACATCCCAGCCGCACACATCGATGGCAGTGACGTTTACATCGATGGCGAGGAGCATAGCAGTGACCCTGAGAAACGAGAGGAGGTCATTGAAAGACTCAAGAGCGGAGAGATCAAGGTGATCTGCAACAGGTTTGTCATGCGGGAAGGCATCGACATCCCTGAGCTTTATCACATCATCCTAGCCACTCCTATTGGATCGCTGGCATCCTATGTCCAGGTCGTTGGTCGAGTTCTAAGGAACCATCCCAGCATCGAGAAGGTTGTTGTCCAGGATCATGCAGGAAACTTCTGGAGGCATGGTAGTCCTAACCAGGATCGAGATTGGTCTGATTACTTTTACATGACCAGCAACCAAGCCAGCGAGGTCAGGAAGAAAGAAATCGAGAAGGGTGAGATTGAGAATCCAATCATATGCCCACGGTGCATGATGGTCAGGCAGTCTGGATTCAAATGTCCAGGTTGCGGTTATACCCACTCAGACAGTCGCAGGATGGTGATCCAGCGTAATGGTCAACTCATCTCGTTGGATGGTCCACCTATCAGTAAGGTCAAGGTCAAGCGTAAGTCTGACAGCGAGACTCAGTGGATCAGGTGCTACTACCGTTGCAGTAAATCCAACAGGACGTTCAATCAAGCGTATGCTCTATTCGTTCACGAGCAGGGTTATCACCCACCAAGAGATCTCAGGTTCATGCCGATCAATGAGATTGACTGGTATGAGAGATGTGGTCGAGTTGTGGAAGAGAAGCTTCGGTAGTTATCGCATGCCTTGCGGAAGCAGTAGCTGTTTGTTTGTATTGCAGATAACAGGCTTCTGAGTCTTAACGAAGATACCTTCAGCGATGAATGGATTAGATTCAACCATCCCATCGTAGCCATTGTCTTTGATGACCTGGGACTTCCAGGCGATGATGTCGTTCTGCTCTCGTTCCTGCTTGTCTTTCCACGGTGCCATGTGCAGGTTGCCAATCACAAAGCCTTGATCCTTCAGCCATTTGATTGTGGGTTCACGGTACTTCTCAAGCCTTGCGGTGATGATGTTGATTGGATACTTGTGCGGCTTGATTGCCGTCGCAGGCATGTTCCTCATCGCCTTCAGGTATCGCTTGCCATCATCGTCATCAGGCTCAGTGAAGTCGTCGCACAACGTACCGTCCATGTCGAATGCGTAGTTCTTAGTAAACTCAGCGTTGGGAAAATTCCATTCGAGGAAATGGAAGTTCTGAAGAATAGCAAAGTGGTCTAAGACTTTCATGCTCGCAGGTCTTGCGATGACTGCTACCTTGTGGATCTTGGACTCAGGGAATGTGTCTTTGACAATTGATTCTGCTTCCTTCATTGAGGTGCCACTCCAAACCGAATCGTCAACGAGAATAATCTCGATGCCTACTCTCTGATTCGCTCTGCGACCTGAGCCAGTATTTTTAATTGTCTTGTTGGTCAGGTCTAAGGAGTACAAACTGCAATGGTTGTAGGTGGCGATTATTGAAGCAGGCAGCATGCCACTGCGAGCCATGCCGATGACAATGCATTTTGCTGGAAGCTTGCTTGCTATCTGGATACTGAGAGTGGCAAGTAATTCAGTTGTGATGTAAGAGGTTGGCATTGCAGATGGAAAGGCAGCGTTGAGTTTGCCTTGTCGGTTCTTGCATGGAGTACACTGCTTGATCTTACTGCCAGATGCAACGTCGATGATCTTCTTGACTGTATCACCAAGACCACGAGATGGTCGGCAGCGGTGAGTAATCTCCTTGTCGCCAGGATCAGGGACGTTAGGAAAAACGACAAGACATTTAGGACACTGCCAGTCAATTTTACTCATGATACGTTCACCGTGAGATTGACGTTTGCTGAACTGAAATCTAGGGGATAGCCACAGAGATACTCCCACGGCAGACATGCAAGATTAGAATTCTCTGGTATCTCAGGTTTCTCCCAGTCACATTGAAACTCACCTCTCCAGGGGCAAAGAGGAACATCTATATTGATCGCACTGCATAGCTGATCAGCGTCGTATGTTTCTTCACCACCGAAAGTCAGGAGAACTAGGTTAGGCAGGATTGTTCCGTCAAAACAGAATCGTGAACCTCCGTCGTCACAAGGAAGATTAATACTGGTTGCTGTCTTGTATGTGTCTGCAAGGAAGAAGCTGATGTAATACTCAACCTTGGAGTTGGCTGGTATGGCACTGTTGTATTTAAAATCAACGGTATACCAGATAGTCAAGTGACATGTTGGTGCAGTATACCCAGCAGCAGGTCCACGATAGATTGTCTTGTTATACTCACAAAGATCACGACATCGACATTCCCAGTTTATGTATGTGCCAAAAGGGCTTTGAGAAACAACAGTTGCCGGAAGCTCAGCATCGATGTGGCTGTCAGGATAGCAGTTAGTAGTTTGATCAAGGTTTGGAGCTTGGTGCAGTGAACTTGCAGGGCACCATCCTTCACACCAACTATCAGGAGGAGTTTGATTGCCAACGATCAAAGTGTTCCGACATACAGATCCAGCAGTGTCTGCTATAGACCCAAAGTCATGAACCAAGGTTCTGTTCACATGTGTTGCGAGATCGCAAGCGTAAGTGTCAGTGAATCCGGTAACACTGGCTGTTACTGTGTAGCTAGTACCAGATCCTGAATCACAACCAATGCAGTTAGGAATAGAGTTGTAATCTTTGCAGCAACATTGGTTTGCCATGTCATGCCTGCGCTATGGTGATGAAGGAACGACACAGTTGATGTTGGTTACTATGATGCGATGACCAGAGGGCTCCCTGATTCCAAACGCAGTTGTTGAATCCCTGTCTGTTGAGATCGTTGGAAGTTCAGACAAGTGAGTTGGAAACTTCCATTCAGAGTATGTGCTGACTAACCTGAGAGAGTTTTCTCGGTAACACTTGCTATACTCTTCGTCTACCTGGGTGATGGGGTAGTTTGTCTCTGCTGTATTCGTTCCATCATCGAAGTAGAAGTCTTGACCAACTGTCATAAGTTCATAGCCGTAATCGACGTAGCTACCTGTCAGCCTCTGGACTGCAAGCTGCTCATTACCAGTGCGAGCGTTATACACTGAATCGAATGCTTCATATGACCACATGATCGGCAGCGATGTAGGGAAGATGTCGGGATTCATTGGTACAACGTCTATCTCTAGCATGTTGTATTTTGTGATGTCACCTCCATCTTCGTTAGGTTCATATCCTGGCACCACGAGTAATTGACGATCATTTCCATCGCTGTTGTCAGTTGCGTCTTCACCAATGACTGTCATCGTGTTTTTATTTAACGCAAAGTTGTCAAAGCGTATGTATAAAGTCTCAGGAAACATTCTCCTTGTGATGCAGTAATCTCTTAAGTTGATTCTCCATTTATGGTGCTGAGATCGTCTGCTGACATCAAACAAAACCTGGACAGTGAATGGAGATTTGCGGAGCATCTTTGAATATGGGATGAGTGCTGCAAAGCCTTCTTCAATAGCATCCCTCGCTGGGCCATATTGCTTTAGTGTTCCAGTTGTACTGTTTACTCTAAAAAATGGATCTGAACTAACTGCACCCGCATAGCTGCTTGCTTCCGTGTCCCACCAAGAATGCTCTCCGATCAGGGTGTCGATTCCCAATTCATGAGTAAGCTCAGGCGTATCATCGTTGCTTAGATACGTTCTCTCATAGATGTCTTCCAAGGGGCTGCTTAATAGATTTTCAACCCACTTAAATCCGTTCACCTTAGTGATGCATTGCTGTATGTTGTAATAATCTGAAGTGCGATCCTGGTTTCTTAGATAGATCCCCAGCCCAGGTCCATACTGTTGATCCACATAAGATGGCACCTTGGTGAACTCAAGACCATCAACACCTGCAACACTTGAGTGATTCCTCATGCAATCGCTAGGCTTAATGTAAAACATCCCCTTGCCAAAATAGCCATTGGCAAGATGGTACATGTCAACCTTTTCGCCTTCTGACATCCTGCTTGCAGGTGCGGGATGAACCGTAAAGAATTGCTTTTCCCTTAAGTCCTGGATAACAGGTTCATCTGAAGTCAGAGGATCTAGGTTATGCTGAATTTGAAATTTATGAGCAGCAAGAGTGTTCCATGTTGTGTTAATGGTGGTTTTGCTATTCGTAGGGAAGTTAGCTGAAGGTGTGCTAGAGCCTGTAACTCTGTCAGACACTTCCAGTATTGCTATTTGAAAATCTCTTTGGAAACCTTCAGGTGCCAGCAAATCTAATATGCGATCTTGAATGAAGATCTCTTTTTCAGTGGATGTTTCTTCTTGGGAGGATTCCCATGTGTACTCACGCCCTCCTACCATTTCTTTGTCTGCATACTCAACCCGAGTCTTGCTTTCCACTGACAGAACGCCATATCCCCATGGCAATTCAAATATGGCACCTCCCTGCCAGATAGTAAGGGTGTCACCAACTCTGAAGTTTTCGTATATGTCTCCTTGCATATAAACAAGGAAGTAGGCGTGAGCCCTACGCTGGTTATCAATAGGGCAAGCTAGTTCATTGAATCGTGCAGCCTTTGCGTCCCTGAATCTAAACTTGCTTGATGATGGAAGCGTAAAGCCGTTGTTATTTTCGTAGGAGTTGTAGCTACTGTCGTGATAAGTCTCTGGTCCCAAGTTGTACGACGGGTTACCAAGCCTGTTGAAAAAGATTCTCGTTAGGTCACCTTCGAGGTCGTCCATGAAATGAACGAAAGCACCTTCGTCAGCAGATCTGTTTGGAGAGTTTATTTGCAACCCACTTTTATATGGAGAGAACTCAGTCACAATCGACCTCCAAGTCTTCGTCGTACTCCAAATCGAATGCGATCTGTATGTCGCCAGATGACTTGTCTTTAGTGAAGTGCCATTCAGCAGGGGAGAGTGGATCGTTCAGGAGGAACGTACCTTTATCGCCAGACTCATTCCAGAAGCTCAAGGCTTTGAGGACATCGATCCTGGAGTTATGCACTGACATGCTTGCGGTATGAAAGTATTCAGTCTCTCTTGGGTCATCGAGAGAGTTTGGCAGGAACACTGTGATGATGACCCGAGTCCTGACAGTCAACTGCAAGTTAGCACCACCATCCCATGCACCTTGGTCTACCTGGGACTGAGGTGATGGAGTGATGTTGAAGCATCGAAGATCAGATGGTGTGATCCGATAGGAGGGATCATTGGTGATCTTGCATGTGCTTTCTGTTGCATCAGGTATGCACTGGATCATGCGGTTCTTTATCGCCAGCAAGATGTCGCTCATCTTTGACGACTGAACTACTGTTCCGTCAGCAAATCCGTTCCAGTCTGGATAAGCCATAGCTCACTCCTACGAAGCTGTGATTAACGAGTCAGCGTAAGTAGGTGACCCTGAATGTGGTAGCTGACGACGGAAATTTCTTACATCGTAGATTCGATCAAACCACTGCTGCAATTCACCAGAGTAGTCGTTGTTGACTGCAATAGTAAACGTGTCATTCAACTCAAAGTTTGTGTCACCTTCAAACATGCAGTAGTAAGGTCCACCGGAGTAGAACTGTGCAGCAGTGATCAAACGAATAGAATCGATGCAAAGCACCCCAGACGCATCAATCGCAGTTGGGCAGTTGAGTCTTAGATAGACTGATTCTGGTAAGTCATCGCTAGTTCTAAAGAACACACCAAAGTGATTCCATCCAGCACTCAAACTACTAAGTGTGACAGTGTCAGAGTTATTATTGCCCTGAAGATCTTGAAGCACTGTACCACCTGGGGAATCCACCAGAGATAACCCAAGGGTGCCTGTTGTGATTGCAGTCGTCTCTTTAATCAGTGCATGAGCAAAGTAAACAGTATTCTTCGCAACTTGAACCTTCTGGTAGTAATCCGTCTGTTCAGACCCATCACCTGTGATCTTTAGTGATCGACCTGCTGTCCTGAAGTCACCATCAGTGATTAAAGCAGAAACAACAGAGTAGGGAGCCCCGCCACCACCAGTTAGGAATTCCCTGACAACGGCAGCATATGCATACTCTACGCCGACAAATGTGATTGTATGAGTAAAGTCTGGTGATGTTCCTGTTGATGTGACTGTGACTTGTGAATACCCAGGTAGCTTGCGAAGCGAGGCTTGAACCGAATCACCATTAGCAGCATATGAGATATTCTCCGATACTAATGCTTTTGTCCCGCCCTTCTCATACAGAACAATATTGTAGTAACCGCCTGTTGGTGTATTGGTAATTTCAATGTCTTGAGTGACATAATCAGTCAGAGATCCTGTCGCATCAGCATCATATGCAAGCCAGCTTGCAGGCTGAGATGTCGCTAAGGTATCTGCTGTTGAGAAATTAGCAGATGTTAGCAAGTTGTTGATGTTGCTGTTGTTTAGACGATTGGGAACTACTGAATAGTTCCTGCCTGTTCCACCTGGATAGTTACCGTCAAGCTTGGCGTATGCCTCGTCACCCTTGCCAGTAAATGTACGATTGCCATCCTGATCAACAATCGTGCAGGTCAGCAGCAAGTCTTCATCAATCAATAGCTGCGACTCTGTCCCATCATAAAACTTAGTCGAGATGAATAGCTCGCCGTCACCAGTATTGCCACCACCGGCTGTAACAGAAGAACTGACAGTGCTGCTCTCAACACTATCGCCTGATGCGTCAAGCTGATCTAAGAACTCAGTCATAGCCTCATTGAATGTGACTGTCTTCCCTAGGTCTTCTCGTATTTCCTGCGTCATAAATGCACGCATAGGAGCAACGATGACGTTGGATACAGCCTGACGAGATTGTGCTTGGCTTTGTCTGAACTTAGGGATCAAGCCATCAATAGCGTTTTTGACATTAAGACTTTCAGAATCAAAGTCATTAACAAAGCTCTGAATGACTGTGTCTTGGTCAGGACCAGTGTTCTGTAGCAAGTTCTTTGCGGAATAGACAGCATGTCCAAACTTCGTAAAGAACGTAGTGAAATTGATTGCCATTTCTATTCCTCAGTAATTATCTACACAACAGGCGTAATAGGATCATCGCCATCACCAGCAGGTGGCTCTGTAGCACCTGCGTCTTCATCACCTCCCGGCTTAAAGTGGAAACCACTCTTGCTGTACTCAGACTGGTAATAATGACGCAAGGAGTTGTCAAGATTTTCATCATCTTGAGCCGCTTCAGTTATGAATGGAGGAGTGAAGACCCTCTTGTCTTCGTCAAACCTGTGATTCCTGCTTAGTTGATATTTGACCACTGCCCTCAAGGAGTATTCAACTGTCTTCCTCAATGCGTCATTTACAGCAGTATTTGCAATTATATCGACAGATTGACATATGTAATAAATCCCAGTCACTTCATCCTTGAAGCTCAACTCGTTTGGTCCATTAGGCCAGCGGTTGAGCCTTTTAGCGTCAAGCATCAATGTCACTGTTTCAGTCGGAGCGTTTGATTGGTGAATGATCCTGTTAGCTGTTTCTCCAGTCAAAGTTTTGATTGAATGCATTGGACTGAAAGTCCTGATACCCATATCCGTAGACATGATTGTCTGTATTTCATACTTCGTATACGGATACGTCTTCTCTTGATCATCTAATTGCAGTGCTGCAATTGGCTCACCATAATCTGGATCTTGCTGACCACTTCCTCCGCTTGCTTCCTGGTTATTGTAAGAGTCGCCTTCAGGAGATTCGTTGGGATCGGCTGGCTTATCTACATACCAATAGGGTCTTTGCAAGCTCCCATTGCATGGGTTCTGAAGCGCACAGTACACAATTCCAAAGACAGTGTGATTGCTTGGATACCACTGACGACTGTACCAAGGCTGGTAGTAAGGAATTCCTCCAAGGTGGCCTGGACCAGCCTGCTCAGGGTCAGACTTTTCTGTCAGGCTAAGTTTCCTGTTCTCATCGTAAGTCAAGTCGTTGTTCAGGACTGTATCGATAGTGCTGAAAATTCCACTGGTAGGTACTTCATAGCCATCGTAGCTGCTCTTAGGCAAGATAAACGAAAGGTCTACATTGATCGAAATCTTGTTGTTGGTAAAAGAATCAGCGATGTCGAATCGTTCAGTGAACACACTCCTGTCAGATGACACGGAGTTGTACCAGTGAATCTTTGCGTCAACAATTCTTAAAGCCCATGCAGCCAGGAGCCTCTTGCTTACACTCGGCGGTGCCTCAACCTCAAGTTGTGTTGAGACGTTTGCCTTGCCGATAAGAAGACGAGGGAAAGAAATGTTGGTTCCACCCTGCCAGCTTGATATTGGATGTGGAGGGATGCCGTAAGTCTCTTGATCTACCACCTCAAAATCCAAGGACATCCCATCTTCAGATTCATTGAGGCTAATACTTTCCCGCTTAAAGCCCAGTTGCAGTGGAGGAAAGACAAGCTGTCTTAGAACATGTGCGTTTATGTCTCTATCGTATAGCTCAAGTCTTCCTCTGTAGTGCCTCTTGGTCATCCAGTTTCTAGTGTCAATGTCATCCGCGAAGTACCATCGCAAGCTTTTTACGTTGTAGTAGTACCTCTCAGTGTTAGCTCTGCCACCAACTGCATCCTCGTTTGTGCATCTAACATAATCAAACTTGACAGTTACAGAGACATGAGCAGTGCTATCACTCAATACCTTGTTGACACTAGCTTCCACTATGGGGGTCTGGTTTACTGCAACACCAACTCCAGCTTCTCCACCCCAGCCGCCATTGCGAAATCCCGCAGCAGACAACTTTGGAGCAACGTCGTACAGGACGCTGTTGCCAATCTTGTAGACGAATCGACCTCGGTTGCTGGACAACAACCTAAGAACAAATTCCAGGTTACCAGTCTTAGTGTTTACTCCTGAAGTTTTTGTTCTTATGTCATCAGCGTCAGTGAGCGACCCAAACTCGGGAGTTCCCAGGGAGTTTGCACCAGTCCTGGAAGGGCTACTGTCAACTACGAAATAGGATGCAATTGCAGTAAAGCGAATCTCGACAGATGTTCCAATTTGATCTGCCTTGAACCCATCCATTAATGGTTTGACATTAATGCTCTCAGTCAGAACATTCGAGAATGAGACATACTCATACGAAGTTGCATTTCTATAAACCTGATACAAAGCCGAAGTACCCTTAAGAACTCCAGCATTTGGTAATGGTGAAAGTGCCATGCTGTTCTTTCTATTGAGTTACTTAAGGGGCAGGTGGTCTTGGATCTGTGACTTCGTTTGTTCTCATTCTCAACGCTGCAACTGCGATTTGATGAGCATTCATCTTTTCTTCTTCGTCTTCTTCTTCGTTAAGATCACGGATTCCATCCAGCATCCCATTCAATGTTTCTATTATTGGGTCTAATTTTTCTGCCACTGATGAAAGTGCCCCAAGGAATCTAACACTCGCTAGGACCGAGACGACTATCCTTAATGCGACAAACATTTTTAATATTGTGTCAACAATCATGATTAATATCGGAACCATGATTTTTGAAAGGACTTTTACAATTTCTGAAAGAAGTGTTGCTGCTGCCTTGAAGAATGGACCCATGATTGCATAAATCTGTTTTGCAACTGGAATCAAATCTGTAACGAGTTCTGCCGTCGTGTTGTAGATTTCGTTCTGAACTGGAAGCATTGAATCTTTGAAGTCTTCCATTGCTTCGCTTAACTCAGTAGCTGACCCTCCAGTCTGCTCTCCAGTTCTTATGTCACGTTCCAACTGCCGGATTTCCTGCTCAGCAGAAATAGCAGCAAACGCAGGACTGACATCTTTCAGCTTCCCAGTTACAGATAGTAATGCTTCACCAAAAGACAGGACATTCTTCGGTGCATCTGCCATGACACTAAAGAACTCGCCAATGCTTTTGATCCCAGGAGCAGTGAAGAGGTTGGTGAAAGCGTTCACCTGATTCTTCGCCATCTCAATGGAGCCTTGCAGTGCTGCTCCAGATTCATCAGTAGCACCTTTGGCGACCATGCCTCCAGCAGATGTGGCGTATTTTTGAAGTTTACCAGAAAAGCCTCTAGCGATTCCGTGGGTAAGCACACTGCCAGGAGTCATCGCCATCCCCAACAGGTTGCTCCTCCGGCGAACCTGCTCCTGTGCCCTTCTGCCTCCGCTGCCACCAACTACACCAGCGACAACATCAGACGCAACATTCCTTAGCTGTTTCTGCCCTTCAGCTTTTAGAAACTTTGTGACTTCAGAAGCAATGTTGCCTGCCATCTAACTTACCTCGGTTTTCTTTTTCCGATTAGCTTTGTACTTAGCCCAGAGAGCTTTCCCTTCTTCAACTGTCTTTGACATGTGAATGAAGTAAGCTTCTGTTAAACCAGACATGGCATGTGCTGTTCCCAGCCTTACGACTTCTGACCTTCGGCAGATAATTCTTTCTCGGTGGAGCTTAAGGATGAGTCTGGTGTCTCGACTGTCAGGTCGGCATCCGGTGTACTCGATTCCGAAGTCTCCGATTGTATCCGCAATACTGCGAGTTTTTTTTTGACATCGTTGATCCAATTGATAAAGGATCCAACAAGCTCTGCTATCTCAGCCCTGGTCAAACCATTGCCATCTTCGCCTAGAAGAGTGACGTTAAATGACTTGCAGGCATGAGCAATCAGCTTGTTGAATGCTTCCTTCTTTTCTTTCAGATCTTTGATGAGATCAACTTCAGACCATTCACCGAGAAAGTCATATTCAGGATCGTCAATCAGATCATCGTAGATCTGAGATGGATCACTGCATACTTCCTTCTCGCCATTGAAATACTTGAAGATGTACTCGTCGCGTTGCTTTTCCGTAGCTTCCATCACTTCCCCCTCTCGGATTTTCAATTAGGTGTAAGTACCACCAAACAATTCTCGTGCAGTGGTTGTGTCGATGTGACATTCAACCTGTAAGTCGTAGGACGCATATCGCGTTCCCTGACCAGTTGCACCACCATTTCTAATAATGCATTGTTCAAATGTCCTGATGACATACGCACTAGTTAGCGTCATTTTAAAAAAGAAGCTGTTCTGCCTAGCGAAAGCACCAAACTCTGGAAGGATACCAGCCGTCTGAACATCGTCAGCGCCACCATCATCCCAGGTGTAGCCAGTCAAAAATGAATCGACAAAAGCCTTGTCAAACTTGGTCAAGCTAAGCTGGATGTTAGCGATAGCACCCATGTATTGAACGTCAGCAGGGACGCCATCAGGACCACCAAAATCATCAGATGGAACGTCCAGCATGCTGGGTGTAACAATAATTGGAATCGCTTCTCGATTGATTCCTAAATCAAATGCTGTTCCTAGAACACCTGTCGATGGAGTCCTTGTCTGGACACTAACGGTAGCTGGACCAGCAAAAAAATGTTCGATAGCCATATCAACCTGTCCTGTCTATGTTTTGATTAATTGGATACCACCTGCCCCGTCCAGCTTGTGACCACATTGTCTTCTGCTGAGTGGCTTTTACTCCCACGTTGTCAGGCTTGCCAGCTTCCTTGGCTCCACCCAACAACAGGATCTCAGTTCCATCACGCAGCATCTTCAGTGCTGCATCTGATTCTGCCTGGGCTTGCCTTCGAGATCCGTCTGATGAATCATCCCAAGGCTTTCTTTGCCATAGCATCCAATAGGCAACACGACAGATGATGTCTACGAGGTATTCGTATGACTGTTGATTATACGAAGAACTAGTTGAATCTCCTAAAGAGTTAATCTGATCGACAGTGTAGCGATCTGATTGCATAAGAGATGCAAGCACTTTGCCTGTAGCCGAGTTAAGGATAGCCGTAAGCTTGGCACTACCAGCCAGATCCAACACCCTGTTCCCATCATCGGCAAGCAAATCACCGAGTAGTCCAGGGGAGTATCTACTAGCTAAATCCGAAGCATTAGCCAGAGTGATCGACGTTCCGCTCCCAGTAACTGGTGTAGCCATTCGTCTTCCCTTAGCGTGTAAACCTAAAAAAAGGACAGGGGTGGAAAACCACCCCCATCCGCATCACCGAGAGGGGAAGTGATGCAAAACCTAAAGCACCGACTATGCAGTCAATGCGTTGCTGATGTGAACACCAGACAGCGGAGCAACCATGCGAACATCGAAGTCATCGATGATTCGACCAACATGTCGCTTGTTGTCCTGGTCATGCTTGGATTCAACCAGCATTTCAGTCTTCAAGAAGGTCTGGAAAGTCGAGAACGAAGGAGATCCTTCGACGCCTTCCAGTCCACCTGGGCGACTGCAAACAAAGATAACACCATCAGCCAAGACATAGTCTCGTACAGCGGTAGCACCCTTGATGCTGGTCACTTTAACAGCGTCTTCGCAGACGATGTTGTAACCGTAGAGTTGAGCAGGCAAGCCCCAGTTATTCGCTGGGCCAAGCTGATTCTCTACGATCTGCATTGCGAAAGGAGACTGCTTGAGGGTGTCACGAATCTCTTGGGTAACCGACAAGCGGCGAGCCGTAAGAGGGTTCATGACCACGCAAAGGTCGTCCTGTCCAACAGCACCAAGAGTACCCTGGTAGATCAACTCAGCAGAGTAATCCAAGGTTCGCTTGATATCCATGTTGGCAGAAGTAGCAACATCCAGTTTGCCTGAGATGTTGAGGTCAGCAGGAGCCGATGCAATGTCAACTTGGTTGGCTGACAGGTAGCTGCCAGCAGTACCAGCGATTGCAACAGCCTTGACGGTTCGCAGGGTCATCATGCGTTGAGCATGAATGCGAGCATGCTGAGCGAGAACGTCCCAGCTTGCTTGACCTGCTGCCATCTCACCCAGTTCAAAACCAGATACGAAACGCTCAGTAACGTATGGCTTGAACTCGAAGTTTTCCAGACCAAACGATTGGCGAGGAGCCTCCGTTCCATCTGCCCATCGCATGTCATCGCCATCAGCGTTGATGATACGACCAGCTTGCTCCACTGTCATTTCAGTGAAGAAGCCTTTGTTCTTCTCAACGGGAACGTACTGGCACCATTCTGCCAAACGAAACTTATCAGGATTACGACTGAAATCTGCAATCAGATTATTCGTCGATTCCGTACTCGGAACGTAGGTATTAAATTGTCCTGGCGCACTAGCCATTTTTTAATCTCCGTACAAATTTTCTCTGTTAGTCCAAAACAGCTAATGGTTAGGGAACGTAAACAAGGTCGCTAACCAAGCACCTAACCAACTCTCCTGCTGCACTTGCGTCTTCGATAACACGAACGACTGCATATTCAGTAGTAGCAGCAGCAACAGCACGACCAACAGAGTCAGCAGTGCAAAGTGCAGGGGCAGTCAAGGCTTCTCCAGCCTCTACCAAGCAGACTTCGCCAGGACCAAAGTATTGGACTGGATCGCCTGATTCAGCATGATTGGTGCTTGCACCAGTCAGGCCAGGAGCGTCCTTGGTGCTTTCAGCAGTAACGCCAAGCAAGTCATCACCAGAAGCGGCAGCTTGCTGAACCTCGAAAGCATCAGACAACTTGATGATTCGGCTAGGCAAGATGTTCCCCCCAGCCTTGAAACTAAACGTATTAGCCATGTCAATCTCCTATAGTGGCTAAAACCTAAAAGGCCCGCTTACTTCAGGTCTTCTACGGAGGGGCACTCATCCGTATCGTTATCGCACATGTGCTTCAAGACTTTGTCAAAGCTTACGCCTTTATTGCCTTGGGCACGCAGTTTCTGAGTAGCAAGGTTTGCTGCTCGGCTGTACTTGATGCTCTTCTGCTCAATCGGTTTAAGCTCTTCGCTCTCCTCGACTGGGATTGGGGCACCAACTGGGCACTTCGCATACTGCTGTGGAATGCGTTCTGCAAGATGTTCTTCTCGCAGTTCATCCGACAGTTGCATGCAGAACTCAAGTTCTTTCTCTTTGTCGAAGGAGTAACCTTCAGCTTCGAGATTAGACAAGCGATCAGCGATCTTGTGGTATCGCTCACTCCTGCGAACTTCAGTCAACTGATCCTTAGCTTCAACCAGTTCTGATTGAAGTTTTGAATACTGCTGTTGAAGCTTGGAATACTTGTCAGCTTCCTGCTTCAGTTCCTTGCGGTACTTATCTGCCTCGGCAACTTCACTGTCTTTGCTGTAAGACTCTTTCATGTCCTTGCCGTAGTCAGAGCATTTACCGTAAGCCTCTTTCTCGTGGCTTTCAGCCTTTTCGCTTTTCATGTATGAATCCATTGCGTTTTTATCCGCCTCTTCCATGGAAGCCATATACTGAGAAGCACCCTTGTGATCCGCATCCTTCTCATAAAGACGATGCTTTTCTGCCATCTTTGCGAACATCTCTTTGCCGTATTCGCACTTGGCATTTTTCTCAGGGTCGTCTTCGTCTTCCTTCGCATTACGCTCAGGCTCTTCCTCGTCTTCTTCAGGCTCTTCAGCCATGCGACCTTCTTCAGGTTCTTCGTCAAGCATTTCCTCGACTTCTTCGTCAGGAACAACTTCGACCTCTTGATCTTCCAGCATGTCCTCTGGACCCATGCCTTGATCACCGACGATGGAAGCAATTTCTTCCTGTACGATGTCGATGATAGTAGGCTTAAGTCCTTCAACAATTTGCTGGACGGATTGCTGGTCTAATGCCATTTCATCATCTCCATCCAAAACATCGTCATCCCCAGGAACGTCCTGGGGCATCTCGTCTTTATCAAACTTAAAGCCCTTGGCTCTAGGTTTTCTAATTGGTCTAGGTCCAGTCTTCTTAGCGTTCTTGTCGCCACCACCACTCACCATTCCGCTAACGAGATCAGCAACAAAAGGAGCTGCGGCTGCGGCAAGTGTTGCGTAATTCTTATCAGGCTCTTGACCCTCTTCGTCCTTTGCATATTCCATAGCTGTGCCACCTTTTGAGTTCTTAGACTTTTTGGGATGACCCTTCGGAAGCAGGTCATAGTCCTGGGTGTAGTTTGAATTGTCAGGCTTACCACTACGAAGCAGCTTTAAAAATGCATTAACCCTCGCCATGGCCCATCCATGCCTAGACATGTTAGGTGCATGGCTTGTGCTATACGCTCCAGCACCTCTGCGATAGACGCTCTTCAACGCACCGATGGTTGCCTTGGATCCTTTGTCAGACTTGTTGTGAGTCTCCATCTTTTTCTTAAGACTCGCTTCAGTCTTGTCGCTAACCTCTATCTTCTCGTTAGCTTTAGATGCAGATCCCTTGGGGTTCTTGCTACTGCCTTTGACCCTGTCCTTCTTGGGAGCAGGAGTTCTGCGAGGATCTTTTGGTCCTGGCTTGTCATACTGCTGCTTCGATAAAGACTCGCTGTCTTTTTTGGCAATGATTAGATTGCCTTTTCTTTTTACATCTCCAAAGTGCTTTTCTATTTCTTCCATGTAAGTTTCAGGGTAACGGTTTTCTTGCCATTGAGTTGTCCCCTCTGGAGAACCGCCTACCCCGCTCTTGTTCCCAACGTGTATAAGAAAGTAAGCGTACCCATCATCCTTGATTGCGTTTTTTGCTTGCTTTATTACATGCTCTCTGATTTCCGGCTCTTTGATTACATTTAAAACATTGTTGACAGTAGCAGTGTCTGACTTGCCGTCTGAAATTATTGACGCTACCTTGGCGTTATGCTCGTCATCCCTATTAAATGGGTCATAGACATGACTAGTGACGCCGTGTTCTTCTTTCATCGCATTTGTATACTTGTCATAACGACCCCCGCCAATGTCTGCGTTTACTGAGCCTTCCTCCCAACCATGCATTTGGTCAATTAATCTGCGAGTTGCAGAAATTTGGCTTTGGCTGGTTTTTGCTGAATCGTACTCTTGGGCCTCTTGGATGTCCCTATGGTTCCAAAGCTCAGCGTCATAACCCTCATCACTACTGTTCCTTTGCACCTCCCCAGGCACATAAGTATTCCCGCCACCAGCGACAGAAGAGTACATGTAAGACTCTTCTCCTGCCGCAGACTTGCTATAGACCAAGCCTAGGTCCTGCCTGGGGGTTTCAGCACCAAGCACCGCAATAGGGTCGATATACCGATTCTCAGGTTTATCTTCAGGCCAGATCTCAACACTACGGCGAGGATGGTCCCGAAAGTAGTCATGCCTGTCCTTGCGGATCTTGAATGTCGCATAGATACACCACTTGGGTTGCTTCTTACCAAACTTCTCTACGCGAAAGTTCTCAGCAAACCCAATAATTGGTGGGTCTTTGGATGGATCATTGTCTGATGGAGTATGCCAACCAACGATAGGGCAGTAGTCACCCGTCTCTTCGATCCTGTCGTTGTTGTTGTCAGCAATAGCCTCTAGCAATTCCTGGGTATATTTCGTCCCATCTGACCCAGTATGCTCTTTGAAGATAGGAACACTGTGGTAGACAGCGTAAACCTCACCTGTGCTGGTGTCTTTTTCGTATTTCCAACTCTTCATATACATCATCCATGAGTGAAATATTTTCCATAAGATTATACAGACATTTGGTTTAAGCGACGAATGTAGGCAAGCTAGTCGGAGAATGCGACATATAGGTAGTCAACAACAACCCCTCCGGTTGTGACACACCTGATCTTTAGCTTGTAAGATTTATCTGTTGATGAAGATGTAAGAATAGAAAATTGAATAGCCTTATTCGCAGCAACAGCCGTTTGAGAACATGGAGGCGTATAACCAACTGCATCCACAGCGACAGCCGTG